CTGAGATTGGTAAACATTTAGGTATGTTAGGTAAAGAATATAATGATTGGTTATCAGGTAATGTAGCTGAAGGATCAAACATTGTTAACCTACTTGCTAATATGCCTAGAGGTGAAGCTCAATCACATCAAAATCTTTATGATGACTTTGCTCAATTAGGTATGGCAGCAATGGATCCCGCAATGGCTAATCGTTTTATTAAGCTTAGTGCTTTAAACTATGATGATGGAAATCAGAATGGTATTTTTATTCAATCCTTGTATGCAGGTAAACCAACAGTTGCAATTAGATTAGGTTCTTATAACCCTAACTTATCTGACATGCGTGGTTATGCGTTAAGTATTATTGGTGATAATTTATCTAATATAATTGTTGATAACAAAGATAGGCTTGATGGCTGGAAAAATTTCTTTAGTAATGCAGTTAATGAGAAGTTAGCAACTGATTTATTTAAAGCGCCTTTAATGCAGAATTCTTATGGTAAAGATTCTGGAATGTTCTTTGATCATGTATTATCTTTCTTAGAAGATTCTCAAGAGTATAATTCTGTATTTGCTGAATATGTTTTACCTAACTACAACAGTTCAACTGAAGCAGCACAAGATTTAGCTAACGCATTAGACGCAACTTTAAGAAAAGTAATTGATCCAAGTTTTACTCGTATGCTTAAAAAGGTTGGTCGTATGTTTGCTGTTATTAACTCAATACCTATTTTAAAAGGTATTACTGGTGATGACACTGTGTATTCTTCTGTTGATTTAGGTTTTATTCCTGATCAATTCAGAGATGTAGAAGGCACGGGTATGACTCCTGAAGGACAACCATATACTACTGTAGATAGAGGTATTGAAACAAATACTTATTTAGCCCCTGAAGGTATTGTTGAAGTACAAGCAGCAAGAAGGATGTACAATGCTGCTGCTGGTAAACCTAATCAATCATTCTATAACAAAGCCAAAAATAAATTTGATTTGTTTGAAAATGCTCTTGGCTCTGCATTGTCTAGATTGTTAGGTGTTATGCCTATTCAATCTACTGATGCTGACTTGCTTAAGCTAATGATGTTAGATTTAAATGCGGATAGAAAAATACCTTTACCAGTAGCTACTGTTCATGATTCATTAATCACAACAATGGATACAATGCATCTCTATCGTAATACTTATAATAACGTAGCAATTCCTCAGGCAATACCTGAGATTAAAAAGTTTGCTAAACAATTACAAGATGCTTATATCAAAGCTAAAGATGAAGTGTTTAAAAGAACAGCTGGTGCATCAGACGTAGGTATTGGTGCTAAAGGAGACTTCCCTGCATTAGGCGCTTTCTTTGAAGACTTAAATAAAAAGACTAATAATAGTCCAGAGTATGAAGCATATATTAAAAACAGATCAAAAGACCCAATCAAAAGTTGGGAAGAGCTTAAAGCAAAGAACAATCAATTATTAGATAAAGCTAAGAAAGCAGGTTGGATTGATGGTATACCTAATCTAACAGTATCTGGTTCACAATTCAGAGACTTATTTAATATGATTGAATCTTACCAACAATTAGGCGGTGCAGAAAATATGTTTAAGATTTTTGCAAATGAATTTGAAGGAAAAGTAGATCAAGGTTTTAAAGCATTACGTACAAATAGTAATGTAATAAAACATGGTATTGCCCAGATGACTCACGCATAGCAAAATAAAAAGCCCCTCAAGGATAATTCCTTGAAGGGCTATTTTTTTTTAAATCAGTCTTTTAATTTCTTGACGAACACTATCTGCATTTGTATCAGCCAAAGATAAAGCTTCATCTGGAGAGTAACCTTTTGTAAGGTATCCCTCATAATTTTCTTTGTGCATCTTTCGGATAGCAGCTTCATTAATATCTGGCGTACCAGCTAGTTTAGGGTCTAACCCTAGATTTGTACATACATCCATGTCAGATGTCTCTCTATCACCTCTTAAAGCAAAGATGTTATAGTTTTGATATTGTTTCATTTAAAGCTCTTTCCAATAGTTGCTTTTACTTTCCAATGTAATTTACCTAAGTCTCTAAGATAGTCACCAATATAAGTATTCAAACCACCATAACATGTTTTATCAGCTACTTCAAATAATGATTGAGCATTTTGAATTAATATTTCAAAGTCATTACATAATTCAGTAAACATGGTCTTACTAGACTCACCTAGTTTGTTACACTCAGAAATCTCTGTTGTATCTAAAATAGCTTTAAGAGAGGGTAATGCTGGCTTATCTAGCTGACGTAATTGTTCACCTAAGCTATCATGTTGTGCCCAAAGGAAATCATAAATTTCATTTAATAACTCATGGTCTTGAGCAAAAGTTGGTCCTTCAACATTGAAGTGGTATCCATGTGACTTGTAATATACAACAAAGTTATCTGCAAAAAGATTACGTAGTGGTAATAACACTACAGAAATATTATTTACCATTAGATTGTTCCTTAATTGGTTGTTTAGTTTTACCAAAGATCTGATCGTAGTTATCTTTGTATTTCTTTTCGTCAGTAGGTCTACGATTACTACCCTTACTCATTAGCGTCTGCCCAATCCATAGTATATGTATGGTCATCTACAAATTCCAGATGACATCCTGATGGAGGAAAGTAACCCATACCTCGTAGAAACCTTTCAAACTGCTCTACCACTTCAGTGATATGAGAGTGAGCAGACATCTCCATACGGGTAATTAGTTTGGGGTTACTGTGTTTGCATTCAAAGACAATACTATCTTCACGCATATCTTGAATATCGTATTCGTTAATCATCTAATTCCCCTAATAATTCTGAAAGTGGTTTTGACTTTCGTTTACTGTTTTTTAAATCTAATTGTTTTCTTGCTTCAATATACTCATCAGCATTAAGATCCATAAATTCCTTTAATACCATTAATTCATTAATAATTAAAGATAACTTTTTAGATTTCTCAGCATAATCTTTTTCTTTATAAATACTAAAGTCTAATGTAACATTCCTATTACAATCAGAGATAGTAACATTAGTATCCATAGACCAATCACAGATATCACAACTAACTTCAATAGCTGCTAATCCGTGTTTGCTGTTAAGGAATTTTCTTGAGTTATATTTTTTAGATTTCATATGTGTCCTATGGTGGGTCATGCATGAATCGAACATGCACTCGTGACTTAGAAGATCACTGTTCTATCCATTGAACTAATGACCCTTGTTGTTTGGTTGCGGAAAGTGGATTCGCACCACTGACCTCTGGATTATGAGTCCAGCACTCTCCTACTGAGCTATCCCGCATTGTTCCCTATTAGGGGACGGCTGTGCCTGTAATAAAAGTATCTAACTCAGGTAAAGAAATAGATCCACTAATCTTACGAATCATATTATCTTTATCATCGGCTAGTACAAAGGTAGGTACAGTCTTAACCCCATACTTGTCTCTAAGCTCTGTGTTTTCAGTAGCATTAACATTAGTTAATACTACACCATAATCAAAATTAAAATCTACATCTTTAATACGATTATTCATTTGTCTGCATGGTACACATGTATCAGTATAAAATTTATATAAGTTCAAATCTCACATCCTCCAGCTGTACATGCTAATGTTTGAGCACCCTCAACATTATCACGATCTTCAATAAAATTTTCCCAATCAATAGTGGGTTGTGTATCTTTTAAACGATGATATACTGACAAGTCAATATCTTCGTATGGAGCCTGACGATAAGTACCACCATCATCAGGTAAGAAGCTAATACCAGTACATTCATCAAAGTGTTCATATACCCATGCACCTACCTCCATCCACTCATGTTCTTTAACAGAGATAGTGACAGATGGTTTGTGTTCACACCAATGACGTTGATACATTAACCAGATATTTAAGTGTTCAATAGCGGTTAAGTCCTTGCGGGTAAATCCTGGTGAACGTTGTGGGAAGCTAAACACAGATGTTTGATCAGGCTTCATAACACAGTCTTCATGAGGAACACCTTGTTCAATTAAGAACTGTGTTAAAGGATCCTTTTTATCCTGACGAATACGTCTGATATAATATGGTGCATGTCCAGCATGAATACCACTACTTGTTTGTGTTAACTGAGATACAGTACCTTCAGGCTTAACACAAGTAATAGCTGTTGAAGCAGAGATACCTAAGATCTCAGCCCATTCTTCATTAGTCTCACGAGCTACGTCACGTAGGATAGATAATACTTCTTCTAAATTCATATTACCTTGACCACGTAATAGTTGATTGTCAAGGATACCAGTCATAGACACACCTAACAGGCGTTCTGACTCAGTATTAGTACGCCAGATATCACGTAGGTAAGGGAAGTAAGTTAGGGTTGACTGCATGGTACCCATAATAGTAGCCACTCTGACCTTGTGTTTGAGGGAGGCAAGAGTATCCTCTGGTGAGACAACAACGGTGGATAAGTTGCAAAACTGGTAGGGCTTAAGGATGATTTCTGAACAGGGATTAGTTCCGTAATCAACACTAGCTGATCGTCTTCCCCATTTTGCTGCTTGTTTTTGTGATGCTTCACGATTAAAGATTCCTCGTTCACCTGAATGACTGTTGTAGATGTCTAACCATTCCTTCATGAACTCGCCTACAGAAGGTTTACTATTGTATACAGCTGAGTTATTAGCTAAAGCACGTTCACCATGTTGTTCCCACCATGTACCTGTCTTAGCAGTAGCATGGTCATAGTCTCCTAAGTCTCCTAAGCTAATCATAGCACTGCGGCGTACACCACCTACCACAACTACCTCACCAATCTTACACATGATATCATGGCACTCAATAGGCTTTAGTTGACGTCCTTGAGCTACCATAAACTTGTTAACTGTATAGCTGAACAAGTCAATCAATGGGCCAGGACCAGAAGCACGACCACCAAAGGTCTTAAGTGGAGCACCTGCTGGGCGTACTAAAGATGTATCCCAGTGAGGAATAATACCTTTGTATAAGTTATTAATAAGTGTACGATATGCGTCACACCAACCTTCTTTGCTGTCCTCAACCTTAATGATAAAAGAATAATCATTTACTAAGAAAGGTACTGGAGGTAACTGACTGGTATATTGCTGTTCAGCCGAGAAGCCCACTCCAGTACCACATAATAGGATATACATGGCCTCATCAAAACAACGAGGACTATCAATAGGTAAATAAGAACAATTATATGCAGCCACATTAGTACGGCGTAATGCCTCTCCAGCTGTCATAATAGAACGCATTGAGGGTAATGTAGACAAATTATTAATCTCATTACCTAAAATTTCCCAGATACTGTCATTTGGTTTAATTTTATTTTTTAATTCTCTTTGAAAGAAAGCTACCCAACGTTCAGAGGTTTCATTCCAATTCTCCCTACGTTTCTTTTCAGGTAAGTAACGGGCATAACGGGATTTAGCGATAAGTTGTTGATAAGAGTTCATGAGTTCCTTTTGTTTATTCTTCGGTATTAGGGGACAACTAGCAGAAAAAGTATTTAGATTCATAGACTTGTTTTAAATCTAATGTACCTTCTTCTGGTGGAGGGTAAGTGAATGTATCTTTGTTAAGCATTAATGTATCCATAAGATTACTAAAGAAGTTTTCTATATCATACTGTGCTACAAAGGTCATCTTAGTTACTTCCTGAAGAAAATCCACTTCACTGGCATGAGTACTAAAGCTGTCGTGGACAGCACCAAAGTTGCCATTAAAAATAGAGATAACATTAGCCATATGAGCAGCATCGTAACTATGAACGAGATTAGGGCTGATGCCAGAAGCAAAGGAGCGTCTACAAGGAACTTTTTCACCTGTATCTTTATTGAGTACATCCACTTTAATAACATGTCTAATCCTTCCTTTAGGGTTTCCAGGTATACCTCTAATAGTACCTCTATGTTTACGTTCATGCTGAAGAAATGCTTTATACACTACAGGGAATCCTGAAGGTGTATGCCATGATAGTTGATTACGACCAGAGTTAAGCTCATGTTCAGCAATTTTTTGTAAGAACTTAGTTGTCTTTAATGGACCAGAGCATACTGCATTAATAGCCTTAATTAGGTTACCTGCTAAGTCTCCACATTCTTTTTCTGTGATACCATATTTAACAGTAAATCCTTCTACATGGCAGTCATCATACATATTCTTAGCAATACGTTGTTTACCTGCTGAGTATGCACGAGTCATAGAACCTCGTTTAGCAATACCTTTACGGATATCTTTCATAGGCATATTCTTTTGTTTAAAGTAGTCAGGCATAATGTTAATTAGCTCTTTAGCCACAGCTACATAAAAGTCTTTCTGTATAGGTGTAGGTACTAATGATACTAAGGTAGCTGCTTGGGTATCTCTAGACATAGCTGCCAGATGCTGCCATCCATTATTACTACCATCAATAGGTATAGGAAGACCAGACATATGCTTCTTACCTTTAGATTTAGCTTGGATATAATTTTTAATTTCAAGACAACAAGCTAATAAACTATAAGGCTTTTCAGCGGATGTATCTATAGTATATTGATTAGCAATGTTAGCTAATTTAATTAAATTATTATCTACCCATATAGCTCTATCTTCAAGAGTCATTTTATCAAGGGAGATAGTATCTAAACCTTCTCCTTTTAAATAAGTCTTATAGTCAGTAGTAAAATAATGTGGTAATTTATTAACATTAAACGATTCATTATAGCATCCTGCTGTATGAACCTTAAGCCAGAAGTAACCACGATCATCCATTTCTTTTTTATTCTGGAATAAAAAGAGACTACGAGCCAAGTCACTACCCTGAAACTCTAAGAAGGATTCAGCATAGTATACTCGACCACGATAGTCACAGGATACTTCTTGATAGAATGATCTATCACCAATCAATTCAGCTTTCTTTACTACTTGATTGTATTCAAAGAACTTACTAAGCATACGTTGTAGCTTAGGGTCTTTCTTACCAAGGAAAGAAGTACCATCTAGGTGCTTAAGCTTCTTTGGTAGTTCTAAATTTTCATAATGAATGTTGTAGTCATATAATACACCATCATCATCAACCAACTTTAGTATTTCAGTTGGCTTATAGTTTCTCATACCTTCTAACACACCTTGATTTAATACCCAAGGTTGTTGGCGTAATGTTTCTAATGCACGTACAAAAGGTTTATCTAAGTACTCATGAAACAGCTTACTGTTAGTCCATCCTTTAATGAATGGTTCTTTAGTAAGGTTACTATATAGACCAGCTATAGGTAATAAAGGTTCAAATGAAGTACCTATTAATGTAGGCTTAATATTGTCAGGCATGTTGACAATACGCACCATGTATGGAGCTTTAAATCCATCATACTCTCTGAAGATATCTATAAGACTATCTTGGAGAAATGTTTCGAGTAGAATGTCTCCAAGAGCGAGAGTTGATTTGATGTTGCTTTCATCAGTTCCAATAGCTCTTGCGATTCGTTTTCCGATAAGGTCACTTGCAAAAGTAAGTTTAACTGATGCGCTATGAGTTGCATTCTTGTTGCGAATACAGTAGCGGAGGAGTGTGTCCCACGATTCATTTACAAACCTTTCTAAGTCATATTCCCATGTTGGATGATGTGCTAATAGTCGAGCACCTTCATTATAAATCTTATCTGAGTTGACCACGACTTTGGCTACTCTTTCAGATAGATATTGTACTGGATTCATGTATTCCTTTTATTGAAAGTCTACGAATGTATTTTGTTGTAGTCGCCCTGTGCCAGCATCATATTTAGTAGTACCACAGTCACCTGTAAGACCAGTAAAACGAGATTTGAGAACACGAAGGCGAATAGTATTACGCATTGCTTCTGTTTCAGCAATCATATTACGTGCAAAGGCGATGATATCAAATGAAATTTGTTTGATAGAACCAGAACCCTTGATGTCATCAATAGTAGGTAGGTTACCTTCTTCAAAAGGTTTTTCACCTTTACGTAGGTGAGATACAACACCTAACCATACGTTATGTTTCTTAGCTATCTTAAGTAAGTCAGACATAACAGAGTCAACTGCCTCATTACCTGTCTTACCTTTAGCACCTTCAGATACAGCAATAGTGATGTGATCAAGGATAATATATTTACAACCCATCAATGCTAGGTGTTCCATCTTATCAATAAGAGACTCATCACTAACAGAACCTTGATGGTCTAATAAGATTAATCGTTCATCACCAAAGACTGTTTGGAAAGCTTGATATTGTTCTTGTTCAGATACAACATCAACATTAAGATTCTTTTTAAGTTGCATACTAATAAACTTCTGAGCAGTATCACCTACAGATTCTTCAAGAGAAACCATACCTACCATGTCAGTAGTTTTACTTAGTATTTCAAATACAATTTCTTTAATAACAGTTGATTTACCTGAGCCAGTACCTGAAGTAAACAATACAATCTCACCTTGTCTCATGCCATATAGCTTTTCATTTAAGCCATTCAAACAATGAGGATAAGGTACAGATACAGTAGACTGTCTACGTTGATACTGTTCCCAAATCTCTTCACCTTTAACTACACCAGCAGGACTGTATGTACGAGCATTAAAGATACACTTCATTAACTCTGCTGAACCATGTTTAATTAACACATCACATGGATCTTTTTCAGGTAAGTCTGCTACCTTAATTTTATCGTAACCAATAATTTTAGCTGCTTGTTGAGTAGCTTTCCTACCAGGTTCATCCATATCAAACATAAGTACTACTTCATCAAAACTACGAAGGTACTCACGTTGATTAAGGATTAGAGCCATTGCCGATGCCGACGGGATTGCGACTGACGGATAGAATTTAGCATACTTATCGTGTTGGGCTTGTGCCACGGCAAGTGCATCCAATTCTCCTTCAGTAATAACAATGCGCTTACCACCTGAGGAAACATTTTGACCAAATAATTCAGTATCTTTAAAGTCACCATGTATAAGGAATGTTTTAGGTAGTTTACGTTCCTTATAGGCAACAACGACACCGCCACGAGTATATGGATAGAAGTGGCTACTGATCGTGCCATCTTCTGCATATGATACTTTAACTCCATAATGAGATGCAACCACTTTTGTGATAGCTCTTTCTTGAAAACCTCTAGTGTCATAATCTTTAATTTCCTCTAAAGTATGCATGTTGTAATTCTCTTTGTGATATACAGTTGGTTTGAAGTTAGGGTCTATAGGTGAAGACTTCTGGCAGCTAAAACAAAAGCCATGCGAGTCATCTTCTTTGTAACTAAATGCGTCTGATGAACTACATTTAGGACATGGTGCATGTATCCAGCGGGACATATTAATTCCACTCCCTTTGTTCCTTCATATCTCTAATTTCTTTTCTACGCTGTCTAGCCTCTTGTTGAGTAGACTTTTTCTTTTGGAATTGATTTTTAAATTCATCCTTAAGACTAATATATTCTTTTAAAGGTTCAGGTTTTTTATTTTTCATAGCTTTGGTTTAAGAAATTTTACTGCCCCAATATTCCCATTGTAGTAGAGGCGTTCTCCATCAGGTGTTTCAATTCTCGAAAGGACTTCACATTCCCATTGCTCTTGGACTTCCCGATACGTAAGCATTCCTTTTCCAAATACCCATTCGTAGATAACAAAAGTAAATGAATCAAATCCGTAGTAGTTAATATCATCCAAGAGTTCTCTGCACGAGGATCTATAATCTCTCCAATCACTCTCTCTTCGAGTGATGGTTCTTCTTGTTGCTCCAGGTAGTAGTCGTTTTGATTCACTGATTAATTGCTTTCTTCCAATGTATCGTCTTCCTGTTTGGAGGTTTTCGACATAGTAGATAAATCCAAAGGCTCCGTCTGGTCTGTCTGTAAGGGGATGCCAATGTCCATAGTCCATACTAATCTTTCTTTTATTTCTTCAAAAGTTAATGGTCTGAGATCTTCTTCAAACTCCCTGATGTAAATACAGTTAGCACACTTCAGGAAATTATTATACCACAAGTCTCCTTGTTTTGCTTTCCACAACTCGATAACCTTATCCCACAAGAGGTTATTAGGTGTATCTTTAATTAGCTTTTCAGCTGTCTTAATACCTACACCACGTAACCCTTGGATATTATCTGTAGCATCTCCTGTAAGGATTTGAGTCATTAAGAAACGATAAGCTTGTGAGTCATCCATATGATATATCTCACCTGTCTTAAAGTTATGATGCCATCCTGTGATAGCATTAAGATCTTTATCTATGTGAGATACAATATATAGTTTACCTTCATCAAGAGCTTTGCGAGCAGTGATACCACAAAGATCATCTGCCTCACCTTTATCGCTTAATACACAGAAGTCTTTAGCGTATTCATATAACATTTCAATACGATCTTTTACTTCAGGTTCAATAGTATCTTTACGATTTCCTTTATAAGCAATATCAACTTCATATCTAAAGTTATTACTACCTTTAATAAACACTACACCATTAGAGGCATTAGTGTTTTCCATAATTTCTTTTAGCTTATTGTCAAGACCTTTCTTGCATTTAGCTGGAGAGGGTTCAACAAAAGCAATTTGATACATGATACTGTCTGCATCTATAATTGCCATGTCAAACTGAATATCATTATCAGTGTACTTCTGCATATGTTTTTCCAATGTGAGCGTCACCACCCATACAATTAATACCAAACCATTTAGGTGCTTCAGTGAACGCTTCAATGGCTAACTCTTTTACTTCTTCTGCATATTCATCTTTAACTACTACTGCTAGTTCGTCATGATAATGAATAGCAAAGTAGAATTGTATACCACGTTCTTGTAGCTTACGTTTAAGATAAACAATAGCTGCTTTACAAGTAACACCTTCAGCTGTTTGCAGCAAGTAGTTTAATACCTGATGACCAGAACTAACAAAGATTAATCTACCATCAACACCACGAATAAAAGCTTTATCTTTACCAAATGATCCTGATGTTTTTTCAAACATACCATTAAGTTTATCTTTAAGTTCTTTTAATCCTGGAATAGCAGTCTCAAATTTATCTTGAGAAGCTTTACCGATAGTAGCATCACGTTTACCTGTAAGAATTAAACCAGACTTACCTGCTCCTGCTCCGAAGAGATAAGCATATAGCCAAGGTTTAGCTGTCTTACGAGAGCATGGATATACTGTGCTAAGAATCTCAGCATTCTTTGTATGTACATCTCCGTTGATTACTTCATTAGTAAAATCATCGTTACCAATGTAATGACATAGACCACGCATCTGGTTACCCGATGAGTCGGCTCCCACAATACTTGTTCCAGCTTCACAGATAAGAAGTCCTCGCATCTCTTTGCCATAAACCGAATCAACGCTAGGGAGATTAGCAACAAGCTCATGACGACAACGAAAGGTAGGAGTCCCAATAGTCCACATGCGCCCATGAAGACGGTTATCTTTTGATTGTTTAACAGCATCAATCCATCCTTCTAAAATACCTTTACGGCTTCTGATTGTGTAATACTCAGACACTAGCATAGCATCTGGTCCTAACTTTTCAAGAGAAGATTCTGTAATCTTAGGGCTTTTGTTTACGAATTTACCGTTAATCTTTTCAACGTTCCATTCATCAGGTACCCATCCAAGACTATACAACCAATCTTTTACTACTTCAATACTGCCTACTTTACCTTGTTCAAAAGCAATACGACAATATGGACCAGCAATAGGTCTATCTTCTTTACCTGCTTCTTGTGGTATATCAAAGTGTTTAACAGTTGCTACTGTATAACAACCATCTTTACGCCAAGCAGGTTCTTTGTATTCATCAGCTTTATCTACTTTAAGACATCTTAAACCTATCTTAGGCTCAAGTACTGCTTCAATAGCTTCAAGCTTATTATTGATTTTAGTTAACAGAGTCTGAGCACCCGCCATATCAAACATCCATCCTTTGTATTGGATTTCAGATTCAATAGTAGCAAACTCCATTTCAACTTCAATACCTGTTTTATATGTAGGATGTTTAGATATAATTTTAGTAGCTTCTTCTACAAGTACCTTGTATACCTTAACATTAAGTTCTACATCTCGAATACAATATGTAAGCATTTCTTTACTATACTTATTGAATTCATTAAATTCTAGTTTAGGAAAACCTAATTTAGAACCCCAACCTTCAAGACCATGTTTGTGATCTCGTTTGTATTGGTTAAGCATAGATAGTATCCAAGTGTCTACTAATTTTACTGTATTAGGTGGACTCCATCCCAGTAAATGTTTAAGCACAACAAGATCATAACCAATAAAGTTATGACCGAATAAAATATCAGCGGTGCTAATAAAATCAAGACCTTCTTTAAGTGATGGTAATTCATTATCGTAATCCGAAAAAGAGTATACAGTACCTGTATCTGAATCAACCGCTACTAGACACCATATAGTATCTACTTTAGGCATCAGGTCGTTTGTTTCTATGTCTACACATAGCCTTAATTTTTTCATAATAAAGTTTGTCCATAATAGGTAGAATAAACTGATTCTAAAATTCTGGCTTCTATTTCAATAGGATCAAAGAAATATTCATCATGTATATTGTTTGTATTATTCTTATACTTTGGAATTTTAATACCAGTACTACCTGTTAAATGTTGACAGGCATGAACAATCTCGTGACATAACACACAAATAAATTTTTCCATAGCCCAATCACTATACTCGCATTCAGAAACAAATGGATCTTTTACTTGTATAAGTATACGATCATCTTGCTCATTGAACATAGTGATACCCATCTCTGCGCCAATAGGGTATTCTATTGCACAGATTTGTATTTTAAAATTAAGAAATTGAACTGGTTTATTAAACCTTTCAACATAATCTTCTAAGCAATCAAAGAATAGTTTACCTATTTCTTTCTCACAATTAGGTAAACATACTACTTCTACTGTGATACCAGGAAATAGTTTATTTTTCACGTTCAACTACCTTAACATTAGGCGAACCTAAACTTTGTAGTTCTTCTGCCATAGTTAAAATTAAATCATTAGCCATTTCTAATTGTTCTTCTTGGTCATTAACTTGAGTTATTAATTTCCAGTTATATACACCAAGAAATAAAACAAGTGCTACTAACAAATAAATATCTACCATAGTAATCCTGTTCTAGCTAACCATTCTTTACTGGCTAATCTTGTTGTTGAATATTCTTCATTGACTAATACATTGTTAGCTATTAAGAAATCAATACCTTGAGTACATTTATATTCATCAATATAAACTAACCGTTTAATACCCACTTCACTAATAAGCTTTGCACAATCAATACAAGGACTAAGGGTACAGTAGAGAGTAGCGCTATCACTAGATAAGGTTGATCGAGCCAACTTAGCAATAGCTTGAGCTTCAGCGTGTAGTACCATTGATTTAGTTTGTCCATCATCTGTCTGAGTTTCATTATCCCATCCTCGTGGTGTTCCATTGTAAGAAAAAGAAATGATGTTATCATTCTTAACGATAACAGCACCTACTTTACGGTCTTTAGCATAGCTTTGTTGCGCTACTAGCTGTGCTATCTTCAGATAAAACTGATCCCAATCCTTCTGAGTTTTCATATTGTATCACTAGCTCCTGTAGTTTTTTACATACTTCTGTTAAATGCCATAGTTGAGTATGGTCTTTAGGTGGTTTAAGAACAAACAAAATAGTAAGAATATCACCATGATCTTCAATCAGCATATTGTTTATCCCATAAGTCATAATTCTTTTGTTTTTGTTTATATGCTGCTGTTACGTTATCACGTTCTAATTTCCATTCATCAGCTAGTAGCTGCATCATAGCAATCAATTGTCCCATCTCGTCTTCAAGATGAGATTTGTTAGTGATACCTGTAACAGGTGACACATGATCTACTCCAAAGCGTAATGCTTTAGAAATAGCCTGTATCACTTCAGCACATTCTTCTTGTGTGATACGTGCTATAAGATTATTCTTCGATGACATCAATATCTACCACGTTATAAGTTTCTCCTTTGAGCATACCATCACTGTCAATAAGGCAGTCTATTGTATTTAAGGTTTGATCTTTAGATAGTTCATCTCTAAGTTCAAACACAACTGTTACGATTGTCTTTTTCATGTTCACTCCTATTAGGGGACAACTGCGGTTTAAGGTTGAAATTCTTCAGCATCTATATAGCTGCGGCTACTAAGCTCTCTGATGACTTCACCAGGTAACTCATAAACACCATCGTAGTCTTGTAGAAACATACATTCATCAAACCACAAACCACCAGCACAATCTTCTCCTAATAGTTTGTGTTCGAAGTATCCGTACTTAGCATTAAGATCAATACAGATTTCAAAGTTGCGTGTATCAATTACTTGATTATAGTTATATGTTTTGCACCAATCTTGCGTAGACATGTTAGTCTTTCCTTAAATTGTTACTCAAGTTATAAAACAATTCTGACTTAGAAGCTTTGAGTTGCAACAATAACATTGTTTCTAACTCATGCATTTCTTGGTCAGTACCATATGCTAAGATTGTCCTGATGAATCGTGATGGACAATCATTGTATTCTTCAAGCATCGACTCAGAACTGCAGACATATCCATCATCTGCTGTTCCTTTGTGCTTTCCGATATACTTTCTGTCTGTATCTTTATTGACCCAAAGATAACAAAATGACTCACCGCTTGGGCTATAAGCGTCAGATTCACTGGACACTTCTCCATCTGTTACTCCTTCAATATGGTTCTGCCATAGTTCTTTTAGGTATGCCAACATAGGCTTACCCTTAGGTGCTCTCCACATGACTACAAAGGAAGTTGTTCCTTCGTTCTCACATAGGTATTCATACACCCATTTGTTATACAAGCCTGAGTATTCTACTTCATTTATCTTAACACGTATCATTGATTTACCTGAGTCAGATGTATAAGACTCAACTTCGTCAACAGTACATTCGTAGATATCAAAGTACTTATCAGTGCCTGTAACAAACTTTTTAACTGTTCTTATTAAGTTCATTTAGTTTCCATTTGATAGCGTCATGCCACATCCCTAATGCGTCCATTATAGATGTGTGTTCATATGAGTAATCAATGTCTTGATTTAAGTTATATTTAGCAACAAAGTCTGCTACAAAATCATCAGGATTATGAGCAACATTATTACTATATGCTTTAACAAAAGCTTTTTGTTCTTCAATATTCATTTTGCTAACATATATAAACCTACGTTACCGAAGGCATATCCAAAGTAAGTTATTGCCATTCCTGTATTACCTCTATATAACTGTTCTATTGATATATAAAGGTATACAAAACCTATTGTTATAATGAGCCAGCTACTCACTTGCTTCTTCTACTTTACATACAGTGTTTATTAATACCATAATAGCTGTAAGAACTGCGCCATGATATTCACCGCAACCACTAGCTATCATAGTACAATAGTCTAATGCTTCTTCTATGGTATCTCTAGAAGCAAATAAGTTATTACGATATGGTTTCAATACACTCATGATTTATTCCTTGTTTTTTGTTTAAGAATATCTGTTGGCATTCAGTACATTCATACGCTTTTGATTGTACCATTGTAATTTGTTTTCTACCATATGTACCATACAGTTTACCAAAGAAAGTACGTATTTCTTTTAGTCTGTCCACTGTTTATTTTTTCCTGTATCTGCAATAAACTTTTTAAGTAGCTCTATCATAGCGTATTCAATTAAGGTACGTACTTCTTCATTAGTCATATCCATAATTAATGTAGCACTACCATCTTCATGTTCATCTATGCTCTGTACTTTCATTATATAACTCCTCAAATTGTTTTACTCGTGACTTAATTAAAACCATTTCTTCTTCAAGTTGAGATAATTGTTTTAGTATGTCTTCACGTTTATCTTTGTGTTTACCAGCATTACGTTTAGGATTACGAATACTGTCTCTGACTACTTTGTTTCTAGCTTTCATGCGGATATTCATCAATACGATAAATTGAATAGTAGCTATGCACTTTTTCAAAGGCATTTAAAAATTCTTTCATTTGTTTTTTATCTTCTTCTTTATCAAGAGAAAATAAACCTACATGTGTATCATTATCAAGATCACGTTTAAAAGAATGATATTGCTCTTTAAGTTCTTGAGCTATTGCTTTTGTAAAGGTTTCATGTTCTAATTCTATTTTCATAGTACAACACCTTCTTTCTTGTATTTAATAAGAGCATTTAAATACCATAGAGCTTTTTCTAACTCTTGTACTTCATCATCTTTATTACCACAACGCATGAGGTATTTATAAATTTGACCGAACAAGTGTGCTTCTACACCTGATTTACCATCAAGCATGTCAACCATGAGTTCCATGTATTGTTTACCTGCTGCTACGTTCTTGTAGTGTTTAGGATTAATAACGGCATCTATGCTTGATTGTATAAAGAAGTTTTCATCTAGAGTATATTCTTCTTTTTTAGCGGCTTCATAATTAATTTCTTTATTATACGCTTTTGCAAAAGTATCAGTCCATGATTTTTCAGGGTAAGGCCATATTTGTTTTTTAGCCCATGCATCATAGAAGTCTGACTTGAATGAATCATCTTGTGGATCTTTTGATTTCCACAGTTGTCGATCATCATCAATGTTCATAAATATACATCTCCATTTTCTGTGATTTTAATATCTTCATAAGGTGCAGCAATACGTCTATAGAATTCTTGCTTAGCACCTTCTAAAGCTCCTACAACATCGTTAATGTATTGGTAGTTTTTACCATTACGATTAAGATATTCATTTGCAATAATTGTAAACAGATAGTTCATTTCACCTGCTGATGTGATACCTGTATTAAGTACTGCATCAGTAATATAGTCTAAACGATCTCGATCAATGCTACGAATGTATGGCATATTAACCTCCTGCGTGTGTTGGTTGGTGTGTAAAGTTATTAATAGCAAAGTAAGACGAGATACGTTCATCTTGCTTTTCATAGTAGTCATCATCTTCATAGTTAAATGTACCATCATTAAATGATTCAGATACGAATTCACCATTACGATAATAACCGATGAAGTCACAACCTTGTTCACAGAATGTAGCTTCAACAGTATAACCTTGTTTATTTAGGTTATCATAGAATGCTTCAGGAGGACTCCATGCTGTATCAAAGGTTAAATGGATGAATGTTGTTTCATCACTATTTTCAAGGACTACATCAGTGGCATCCCATTTAGTACCCCAGTTATCAATGTTAGATTGATACCAGTCATCACCTTTGGAAGATGGTACGAAGTATTCAAACAAACCATCTAAAAAGGTTTCATCACCACTAAACATTCTATCATGTAGCTCTTTGATTTTATTTTGTTGTGCATTATTGTTTGCAGTGATGATAACACTGTTTGCTGTCCAGTTTGGCATTGTTATCTCCTGTTGATGTTGATTGGTGATTCATAGGTTAGGATTGCATATATGATCCCTAAGCTACTTCCTATTATGATAACTTTTAGCACAGTTAACCAGAATTCTATTGTTGCAAATACGAACATTAAGCTTAGCATAAAAGCTAGTAATTTTCTGTAGTTATAAGGAATCACAGGTAATACTCCTTTACAGCTTCAATAGCATCTTTTAACGTATGATGCACTTCAGTAGCATATTGTGTTATGAATGGATGTTCGAATTGATCTTTATCCATAACAACAATAATGATTTTATTTTTGGTATGTGCATGAGCTATCTCACATACAGTACCCCACTTTTTTCCTGGGAGATTGTCTGATAGATTAGCTAATACAACTGTACTATAGGCGATATCTTGAAGGTCAGCCTTCCATACTCGTCTTGCAGCATTCTTGGTTGTTAGATGGTTACTGTCAATGAAAGATGTTCTACGAGTTGGGTCTAATGTATCAACACCAAAGTTAGCTAGTTCAAAAGAAGCTTCTGTTCTCCATTTCATTGCTTGTTCTTTGGTTAATCCTTCAATAGGACCAGCAAGATAGGTATGTTCTTTATGCCTTAACATCTATTTCCTTTAGGATAGTTAATTTATCTGCTGTATACCACAAGCCACCTTGACTGTATGGTCTTATGTGTTCTGTGTATCCTTCAATTTTAACTTCACACCATACACGACCTTTTTTAGATAGGTGTGGTGCTATAGGTAAAGAACAACAGTGCCAACCTGGTCTGTGAGCATATCCTTTAGTAGGATGATCTTCAGCATCATAGGTTATACCTACAAAGAGCATTTGTGGTCTATTAATAAATAATGGACCATAGGTACCGTTTTTACGTTTACGAAACAGTTTGTATGCGAATATTGCTTTCATATGGTTCCACTTCAGTAAATACTGCAAAATGATATACATTATCCATAGCATCTGTGATGTATGAATACATACCATCAAGGTTATGTAGTTTGTAGATACGATCATCACCTGTAAGAGTGAATAGTGTATTACGATTTAGTTCGTATAATCTCATAGTTGGTATGGACGATGAATGTATAAGTTACATTTTTGGTTAGAACAGTTAGATACTTCTTGAGTACTACCGCCTACACAGTCAACACAGAAATTACGAATAGCTGTTAATGGAGAGATTGTACGAGATGCTTTCTTAGCTTCTTCTTTAGCAATCCAGTTAGCTAATGTTTTACCACCTTTAGCATGTGCTTTGGCTTTTTCTTTACGCCATTTTTCAAGAGCAATAGCACCTTTAGCTTGTACTTCAGGGTTCATTGTGCGTTTCTTTTTGATCTGTGATACGGGAATTGAGATTGTCTGCATGTTTTTGTGCCTCTTTATGTGTTAAGAATAGAACTGCGTTTAGTAGACTGATTTCACGACCAGCTACACCGAAATACATACGGTCATAACCTTGTTGGTTAAATACAAAATACTTTGATGACCCAAAGCTATTAGAATGGTTCGTATTGACTATTTTTAATCTCCTCAAAGTTGGTTACACAGGCATGATATATTGCTGCATGATCTTTATCAGATAATTCATCAGTAATATCTCTTAATAGTATGTCATTACGGTATAATAATACTTGGTATTCATAACCGTCATGCATGATACCTACCCATGGTTCTGCGGGTTCTACAGAATAGAGAACTGTTGTTTCGGTATCCTCATAGTCTGTATAGTCGAAGTCCCATAGTACGTCTGTATTGAATTCACCTTCATAGATATCCATTTTATCCCTTTACAAATACCATTGCATAAGTAAATCTAAAATTGTCTGCAACAATTGATTGTGGTCTTATAGAATGTGAAATTGATGAGTCAAATAGTGCTAGTCTACCAGGTTTGTATGATATAGCATATTCAATTTCTTTAGATGATTCATTTGAGAATAAGGTTTCTCCATGCCAATGATTTTGCCAAATTGGATTAGGATAGTAGAGTAGGATAAGACCGTTTTTGTCATGAGTATGAAAGAAATTTACATCAGATGGAGTGCTTAGATTGACTACTGATTTTTCAAAAACATATCCTTCAAGATGATCTTTTATTTTGGTTGTTAGAATATATGGGTATATTCCACCATGAAAAGTTTCTTCGTCAGTCATTTGGCAATGTAGATATCTATATCTTGCTCCTGTTTCTGAGTTTTGATCAGCCCATCCAATAGAGTATCTTGATGCTACTATGTATTGAAAGAATACACTTTGTAAGTTTGCTGGGATTATGTCATCCCATACTTGTATCTTTTTTCCTGATGCTGTTATGTGTATACGATCTGTCATTGTAATACCTGTAGTATTATATTTATGGCTTGGATAAGCATCATTTGTTCTTGTGGATGAAGCTCTTCCCAAGGTTTAGTTGGTACAGGCCATTTTTTACGGATAGCCTCGTAGAATTGTTGGACTTCGTTCATATTCTTTTTCCTTGAACTTCTAAGTCAATACATGCACCATCTACTTTAATACCATCACTTTTTCCTTTTTCTATTTGTGCTGCAACTTCTCTTTTGCATTCTTTTTCATCAGTTATGTATCCTTCTGCTTGAAAGAACTGACATTTAGTTTCTATGCAAATGTATAAAACTATTATGTATATTGTCATATATAAATACCCCATCTTTCACATTGTTTTTTAAGAGAAGGTTTTAGTTTCTTTTTGTTACATACTTTTTCTTTAGAACGCATTTTAGCCATAGTCATTAATTCACTTGGCTTATGTGGTTCTACAGATGATGGTATCAGGATGTACAGTCCTAGATACATACATATGAATGCTACAAAAAGACTACGAGGTTTAGAGAGCATCAATTAAGGCTAATACTTCAGCAGCATCATCTGAGAGGTATAGTTTATCTTGGATAGCAATACGTTGTACATTGATGTCTTCAGAGATTTTTCTTAGCAACAGATTATAACGATCATGTTCCGCTGTGAATTCTTTGTCATAGGCTGCTAAATCACGAACCCCATTAGCAAAGTAGTAACCATGATTAAATTCTTTTTCGAATTGTTCAAAAGGCATTTGTTTACCTGAGTAGATAGCATTGTAGACAGCCTTTGCATTATACAATGGGTTTTCTATTACAGGAATAGATTCTTTTTGTAATTCCTCTTTTTCATTTAGTTTAGCATTAGCACGTTGAACAGCATATTTGATTTGATCTTTGTTAAGCTTAGCCATTTTAGAGTCCTTTGATTTTGTTGTTTAGAGTTGTTAAGAAAGCAATTAATTCGTTTAGATCTTCTTCTCTGAAGTGCATATTTTCTACATTTATTACTACATCATGATGATCTTCATTAATTTTGTATGTGATTAATGCACATGACTGTTCTGTCATTAGGTCTCCGTTAGGATAATCTAAGTGTTTTGTGTGTTTATCTTTAAAAGCAAATTTATACATATATTACCTTTGATTAAAAAACCCTTCAAAGAGGATTCCTTGAAGGGTTATTATTAGTCAGTTATGACTAACTGATAGATTTAGAATGGTGAATCTTCTGTTGCTGTTTCTTGAACACCAGTAGACTCTTCAGCATCGAAGTCTACAAAGTTTTCACTCTTACGTTCATACTTAACAAGCTTAGTAACTTGTACAGCTGTGAGCATATTGGAGATACCTGACTTAGTTACTTTACCGTTAGGAGCCTTGATCTCATAAGGCTTCTGCATAACCATAACATTACCGATAGAGCCATTACCGATAAGCTTTGGATCAAGTGCTTCTTTAGTGGCATCTACAACACGTACTTTAGCAGCATCAGTACCATCAGCTTTAAGAGCTTTCTTTTTCAGGTTAATAGAGATTTTACCACCATCGATAACTTTAACTTTACCGAAAGCAGATAACTCTTTCTCACGTTTCTTGGGAGCCTGAATCTGTAACTCATATTGTAGAGTACCGAAGGGATCAACAGGCTTATCTAATTTAGCCCAGTGTAATTCTACATCTTTGATGATTACGTTAACTGTGTCATTTGTTGCTACTGTCATGATTGTTCCTATGGATTAAAGATTGAGTAGTCCCCTAATAGGAAACTACTATGAGGATTAAAAATATGTCAAAAGGAATACATCCTAATTCCTTAGCTAATCTTAAGGTTATTACCTCGGAGACTGCACGAGCTAATCAGCTTAAGAGTGCAGCATCTAGGTCATTAAACGTTAAGTTAGCAGAGGAATTTAAGATAACGGCTAAAGCCTTTCAAAGAGCTTTAGATGATCTTCCTCAGGTATCTTCACTTGATGTGCTTAGAATGGCTATGTTTAAAGCACTTCAGGAAGATAACTTTGAGGATGCAGCAAGATACGCTAATATGATAGCAGAGTATGAGAATCCTAAGCTAGCTAGGATTGAACAGACTAACACTAACAAGACAGTGGATCTGACTGATGAAGAACTTAAGAAGATAATCTCCGAAGAAGGTCTATCAGAGTAAGTAATTAAGAGAATAGTAACATTTGTTATTATTCTCTTTTTTATTTATCTTAATTAAGTTCTTTTATTAATAATATATTAATAAATATTATTTTTTCAGAATTCCCTATTAGGGGACAACTAGAGTTTACTTCTGAGTGAGTACGTAGGTGAATCGCATTGGGTTGACTAGGTCAAAGAAGTCACAGTCTTCAATCTCTGCACCTGACTCTTGGTCATGGAGAGCATCAAAGGCTTCTTCAATGGATTCACCGATACCTACTAAAGAGAAGTCATCACGTAGAATAGCTAAGAACATACTATATACTCCATTCAATTTGGTTAATGTTTACTGACTTTATAGCAGACATACATATATTACATGGTTTTGCATATAGATGTCTACCTTCTTTGTTTGTTCTGATAACAAGCATCTTATGTGCTTTAGATATATCAGAACATCTCACAATAGCTGAAACTTCAGCATGTAAAAAGATTCTCTCAGGCATATTCTGCTTTTTAGCATGTAACGCTTGAAAAGGATGTGTCTTGGTATAACTGTTTTTACCTATACTTAAGATTCTTCCTTTCTTGTCATAGATTATTGCTGTTAGGTTTTGTTCCATCGGATACCTTTTTAACTTTTAATAATTTACCTTTAAGAAAATGTTTTTGGATACCAGTTTCAGGATCATACACAATGGATATGTCTGCTTTGACTTTATCTTTGATACGTTTGATAAGATCAAAGTATATTTCAGCCGCTGAATGGGCCATTACGATTCTCCTTTTTGACCATAAGCTCATTGTGTTTTCTGGCTTTCTCTGCGTATTCTTGATTGAGACGTTCTTGATCGGAGTCATTAAGCATATAGTCTGATACGAATATCAGAATGTATGATACAATGACTATTGACAGGATGATGAGTAATGTTTCGAACATCATTTGACTACCACTAAGCTTTCTTCTTTGAAGTAGTTTGTTTCACACATGTCTCTGTCTCTTGTGGCATATTGTTCAAGAGCCATTTGTAGTTCGTTAGTCATGTCTCTGTTACGACCTATACCGCCTACAAAGCCGAGTAGTTCTTCGAGTAGGTCTAACTGTTCTTGGTTAATGTGCAGTGTATAGGTGATGTTTTTGGTTAACAATGCACCCATGCTTTTATCTCTTTTAATCATAATTGCTCCTCAATGATGTCTGCTAATTCTGTGAATGTATAATTATGTTCGTCATTTAACTGTGCTAAGGTTATTATGGTGTTGTCTTGCATTGTACCTTTTAGGTGTTCTTTTGTGTTCCTTTCATTGAGTGTTACTTTAGGATTCTCGTTATCTAATCCTGCCCATTGTTTTACTACCCAAGGTAGTTCAGATTCTTCGTATACATTTCCGTCACAAAAACCATCTTGGAATACATCTGGATATTTAATTGTGAATCCTTCATGTTCGTCTGAAGGAATGTATTCACATATACCTCTTTCTTCTGCTATCTGGCATAACACACCTAGACAACAATAGGTGCTTTCAGTTGGTCTGAGTAGAGATTTACCTTGAGTGTATTTACCTGAACGTAAGGCATCTAGCCACAGTTGTTTGACTTCTGGATTCATGTTTGTTTTCCTTTTAAAGTTACATCATTTATTTCTGCACACGTTGCTCTGAATACTCCTACTGTAGGATTATCTTCGAGTTCTTTAGAAGCCTCTTGGACTTGTATGAGACATTTGTTAAAGTCATCTGTTGCTTTTAGTATACCGAATTGACATGTTACGTTGTCAGTTAGGCATACAAAGAGTAGTGGAAGGAAGATCATTAGCTTACTCCGTCAATGAATACTTCTGAATAGTTAACTAGTTTTTTGTCTTGGAATGTAAGCTTGATTGAGCCTATGAGTTTGTATGATGGATGCACTCTGCCTACTCCTCTTTCTTCGAATGCTAAGGCTAGTTCTTCTACACTGTTAATGTAGAGGTTATGGGTTACGTCTCGGATGATTGGTTCAGGCTTTACTCGGTATATGTGATCTTCATACCACATAGGGCTTTCTGAGTCATGCCATTTAGCTGCACTAGTGGTGTCTTGGAATTGTATCTTAGCACCTTTAGCCCACGCTATGATGGCGTCATGATGGATGTGTTGTTTCATTTGAACTTCCTTTATGTTCATTTTGATTCACTTTGTTACACTTTTAGCACACACAAAATACTTTCTACAAAAAACCTCCTCTCGCTACGTTCTCTGCATACTTCTCCTCAGTTGCCTGTCGGGTGTATGTCTGGGTATATCCTTGTAGTACTTCCTGCAGAGATTTTGTCCTTAGGTATACCCTCCTATCTCTTTCTTGTTTAAGTTCTTCTAGGAATCGTTCTAATGGTAACGTCATATAGGTATGGTAGTTCATATTATTCTCTTTGGTTAACTGATTACTACGAGTTGGTCATAGGTTTCTGAGTACCCTATTACGGTACCATCTAGGTCTACCTGTGAGCACATACTCTCTAGTGCTTCTTTTGTCTTAGCTACAAAGAATGCAATTGTTCCTCCTGTTATCTTTGTTGATAACATTATGTTACATCCGAATTCTTGTGCTGACTCCTGTACTTCCTCGAAGGTATCGAGGCAGAAGTCCTCTGGTGTTACTGGTGTTAACAGCATGTATTTCATGTTTATCCCCTTGTGTTGAGTGTGTTATGTGATCTTGGTACTTACCCCAAGAGGTCTCACTTTTATACAGCCGTGAAGACTGTCTTACAGGTTAAGCTTCAATGACTTCATTGAACCATACATTACCATCCCATCCTTGTGTGACACCAAAGTATACCTTCTTGCCTACAAGGTTACGAGCAATCTTATACTCTCTACGAGCATGTTCAACATCCCGTGTGATGGACATCTTACGGATAGTCTGCTGATCATCTACTGCATACCAGTATTTGTTTTCTTTGTCTACAAACACTGCCATCAAGATAGATGGTGTAGATGTGTAGGCTGTTGTTGTTGTATCGCCTTTGATAGCGAATGCTGGTTTGATTTCTGCTACTGACATAACGTTCTCCTTGAGTTGATGTTAACGGCAGGTACTTACCCCTGATGCCCTGGTCTCTCTAACCGAGAAGGTATGCTATTAGTAGGTTACTACTTCATAGTATGTTGGATCGTACTCATTGAGCACTCTGACTGATGTAGTCTTAGCAATCAATACCTTAGTGAGCCTATGGTATACGTAGTACATTACAGTTCTCCTTGGTTGTGTTTGTCTTCAATGTTGTTAATCAGATCAAATGCTTGCATACCCGCTAAGACAGCTGATGCAACTAAGATAGCAATCATAAGAGGGCTATTGTTGTCATGAGTATAGATCTGATCTATAGACCATGATGCAGCAGCATACCACATGATAGCGGTAAGGACGTTGAGGATTGTGTACATGTTAATCTCCTTGAGTTATGTACAAGAGCAAGATCGCTCTCCATTGGGTTGTTATACCCAATAGGCAAAGATCTTATTAAAGTAACTCGTATCCTGACATTCTCTCCTTGGTCTTCCACTCAGAACAAAGCAAATCATCAAGCAAGACCTCATCAACACGATAGTCACAAGTACTATCGATAGAGTTAGCCAACCAAGCAGCAGCATTAGCTTCAGCAACAGTATCAAAGCTAGCAACAACACACTGAGGAGCAGAAGCAGACACAGCGTAGACAACAAAAGAAGAAGACATAACAAACCCCTTTTAGAATAGAGCAAGATCGCTCTCCATAGCACCCTAACAGGATGCTACAGGCAGCCTCTTAATCCTGAGGATGATTGCAACACTCATTACCACAAACAAAGCAGAATTCTTCTTCTACTTCGTCAAGGTAAGCATCAAGTGCCGCCTCATCCACAGGTGGCAGCTCAGCAAGCTTCTTACGAAGCAAGTCACCGAGATACATACCAACCTCCCAAACAGAGCAAGACGCTCTCGAAAGACCCCACAAGGAGCCAATCGAGAAAGCCCTTAAGACTTACGAGTAGCTAACAGGAACAGGTCAACAGTAGACATGTCACTGTACCACTGAGCAGTACCCCAAGCATTAAGCAAGTGACCACAGGCAGTAGAGAAGGACAAACCAAAACCACGGCGAAGACAAACGAACAAGAGGATAGAACGCATAATGAACTCCAAGACAGCGCTAACAAAGGAAGTCGACAGCACCAGCGCCACAGCACCACCGACAGAAGAAGAGAGGCAGGAACGACCCGACACCGCAGCACGACCGACCACCACGAGACAGGGGGGTCACACGACACAGGAGGGGGAGAACAACAAACCCCTGATTCTTTTTCACACACAAAGACTAAGGGGCTATAAATAAAAAGTATAAAGAGTAGTCCCCTAATAGAGAAACTATAACTACACCCCATGACAACCACTTCAAACACCCGCAAGCTAGAGGCTTTAAGGGAACTAAAGCGCAGAGAAAAACTCGCAGAATACCAAAATAACTTTGAACTCTTTGCAAAAGAGCAAATAAAGATTCTACCCAAAGACTCCCGACTAGGATTCCAACCTTTTGAATTTAATGATGCACAAAAGATCGTTAATGATGCTATTGAAGGTCAACTAAAAGAAACTGGAAAAGTTAGGGCTATTATTTTAAAAGCCCGACAGATGGGTCTTTCTACATATACTACTGGTAGAGTATTCTGGAAGTCTTATTTCAATGCTTACAACAAGAGTGTTGTTATGGCTCATGATGCTGCAACATCTGATGCTTTATTTACTATGTCCAGGAATATTATTTCTAATATGCCTACACAGTTTTCACCTACTTTAAAGAGATCTAACGCAAAAGAGATTATGTTTGAACATAATGATTCTGGTTATAGATTGTATACAGCAGGTTCTCCTGAGGCGGGTAGGGGTATTACGCCTACGATCGCACATCTTTCAGAAGTATCCTTCTGGCTTCATGATGAAAAAATCCTAGCAGGTTTATTTCAGGGGATCTCCCAAGCAGACGGTACCGAGGTTATCCTTGAGAGTACAGCTAATGGGGTAGGAAACTCATTTCATAGACTATGGACAGATGCTGTAGCTGGTAAGAATGAATATATACCTATATTTGTACCTTGGTTTCTTATGTCTGAATATCGTAGGAATAGCCCTGAGGGGTTTGAGAAAACAGATGAAGAAGAAATATTAGTTACAAGGTTTAATTTAGATAATGATCAGTTATACTGGAGGAGACTCAAGATAGCTGAGAGTGGGGTAGACAAATTTAAACAGGAGTACCCAGCGACTCCTGAAGAAGCCTTTATTGTTTCAGGCTCTAATGTATTCAGTATTGAAAAGTTAAATAAACTAATACCACAACCTATATTAGCTCAGAGAGAATTTAACTTTGAAAGTATGATGATGGAGGATGCCCGACAGGGTTCTATTGAGATATTTAAATATCCATCCTTTGATCAATCCTTTGTTATAGCTGCAGACGTATCCTTAGGGGTAGGTAAAGACCATTCTGCTGCAGTAGTTATGAATGCAGAAAAAGAGATATGTGCCACGTATAGAAATAATATGATTGATCCCAGTAAGTTTGGAGATCTATTGTTCTATCTAGGAAGATACTATAATAACGCTTTAATGGCGGTAGAGTCTAACAGTATGGGTATTGCCACATTAAATAGACTAGTTCAAATGGGCTATGTTAATATGTATTATCAAACTAAAATGGCTAATGTATCTAAAGATGAAGGTATGCGGATGGGTTGGAGAACAACAACATCTTCTAAGCCAGCTATTATTGGGTTTCTTAAGAGTGCTATTGAACAGGAAGAAATATGGATACCTTCAAGAACTATTATTGGGGAGCTAATGAATTATGTGGCTGATGACAATGGTCGGACAAATGCTATTGTTGGTCACAATGATGATACCGTTATCGCTCTTGCTATTGCTCTGGAAGTAATCAGGACACACGGAGATAGACTAACAACAACTAATGTTCCTTTTACACAAAAGATGGGGAACTTTCAACAATTAGAAACCACTTGGATATAGAGGAATAATATGGCAGGATTATACGATAATATACATGCTAAGAAAAAACGGATTGCTGAAGGGTCTAAAGAGAAAATGAGGAAACCTGGAACTAAGGGTGCTCCTACAAACAAAGCTTTTAAAGATTCGGCTAAGACTGCTAAGAAGGGGAAGTAATGGCAAAAGATCCTAGATTAGAGAGGGCTGGTGTATCTGGTTTTAATAAACCTAAGAAGACACCTAGTCATCCTACAAAAAGTCATGTAGTAGTTGCTAAGAGTGGGGACACTGTTAAGACTATTCGTTTTGGTGAACAAGGTACTCAAGGGTCTCCCAAAAAAGAGGGAGAGTCAGAATCATACAGAAAGCGTAGAGAATCTTTTAAGGCTAGACATGCAAGTAATATTGCTAAAGGACCGTTATCAGCGGCATACTGGGCTAACAAAGTGAAATGGTAAACTAATATGGCTATTGATTTAAACCTACGTGGTAAAGAAAAAGAACAATTAAAGGCTTTGATTAAGCCTCAACAACCTAATAAACTAGTATATCCTAAACAGGATGGTAAACTAAAAGAGGCTGATGGTCAATACTTGGCTATCAGAGGACAAAATAAATAATAAACAAAGTTCCCTTGTGTCCAACCTTGTTGGCTACTCATGGGGGAAGGAACAAAGTAGTAGCACTTTATTAAAGGAATAGACACATGGGGCAATTAAATTTAGGTACAGTATTTACTAGTGTACCCACAGAAGAATCAGGTATTATTGGAGCAAGTATTCCCGTTATTATTCCTTCTAATGGAACAGTAGCAACTAATGGAACAATTACATTAACAACAGCATTACCAACAATTTATGGTGATGCATGGGTTTGGTTACCTGCTGGAGCAGTGGTAGGTGGTTCTGCAGGATTATATTATACAGAGTTTTCTAGTACTACTGTAGGTCAAGTATACACAATCTATATTAACCCAACGACTACCCCATTTACCCCTTATGACCCTACAACAGTATCTCATGTTAATGCAGTAGGTTCTAATAGCTCATATACGCAAACTACTGCCTCTGATCTTTCTTTGATTAGGGCTATTGTTCCTGGTAATTTAATGGGGCCATCAGGTCAATTGTTGGTTAAACTATTAATTTCTACACCTACTAATGCTAACAACAAAACACCTAAAATTATATTTGGTTCTACAACCATTCATAATGCAGCTATTACAACTAGTTTAACTACTAATATTGATAAAGATTTAGCTAATCGTGGTAAAACTAATAGTCAGGTGTGTACCCCTCTTACAGCCCTTGGTCATGGTGCTTCTGCTTCAGCCGCAGTATATGCCACAGAAGAAACTAAAAATGATTTAGCATTAAGAGTTACTGGTCAACTAGCAACAGCTACTGACTACATGGTTATTGAATACTGTATTGCTACAGCAGTTTGTAGCTAAAAGAAATATATTAGGTCATTGTTGACCTTGATTGAATGATTGAATAACCCAGAAAGGTTAACAATGGCAGATAATACAACTACCCCTATCAGGCTTACTGACAGGTATAAAGAGCCAGTAGGTGATAATGAACTATTAGCTATGATCGAACAGGGTGTAATGAACTCTGTTGGTGACTTCTTAAACAGTTCTGACTTGGCTCGTGAAAGACAAAAGGCTACATACGAATATGGTATGATGCCACAGTACCATTTGACTCCTCAAGGTGTGTCTCAGATTGTTTCATCTGACACAGTAGAGGCGGTTGAAGGTTACACAGCTATTATTGCTGAACTAATGTTTAACAATAACAAGCTAGCAAGGTTTCTTCCTGCTGGACCAACACCCACAGACTATCATCATGCTAAGGTAGCTTCTGATTTAGTTAATTATGCTATCTTTAAACAAAATCCTGGCTGGGAAATCCTTAATACATGGGTTAAGTCAGCTCTTTTGTGGAAAAATAGTATTGTTCGTTGGGAGTTTATTGAGGATTTTGACTATAATTTCGAAGAATATGACTCTATTTCTCAAGAAAATCTAGACCTTATTTTGTCAGATTCCGATGTAGAAATCATAGGAAACCTTAATTATGAGCAAGAGTTAACAACAAACCTTGATGGTAACTCAGAGTTTCTAGTAGTATATAAGGATGTTCGTTTAAAACGTAAAACAAATAAGACACGAGTTCTTATTAAGAACGTACATCCAGAATGTTTTAGGATTACAAGGGATGCGCACTCACTAGATGATGCAGCATTCGTAGGTATTCAGATTGATATGACCCGTTCTGAGGTCAGAAAGTTTTTCCCCGATATTGCAGAGAACATCGATTGGGACGCTATTGGTGATGGGTCATATGATTGGGCCACCAAGTACACCGAAGAGCAAGCAGCTCGAAAGCGTCTAGTCGGCGAAGAGTACTGGCTAGGGGGAAATTCAAGGGAACTATTCCCTTCAGAAGCTAACAGACAATTAACTGTTATTGAATGTTGGTTAAGAGTAGACAGAGACGGAGACGGTATTGCCGAATTAAAACACTTCATTATTGCAGGGTCAACAATCCTGCTTGAAGAAGATTGTGATATGATTCCTTTAGCAACTCTTTGTCCCTTTGAAGTACCTCACGAATTCTTTGGTATTAGCGTTGCAGATATGGTTCGCCCATCTACATTAGCTACTACCGCTATTCTTCGTGGCTTCGTAGAGAATGTATACTTAACTAACTATGCACCTAAATTAGCTGATCCTAATGTAGTAGACTTTAGTGCTCTTCAGAATATGAAGCCTAAACAGATTATTGCTACTAATGGAAACCCACAGACAGCTGTGTCTTCTATGACTCCAGACACTATTAGTCCTGGCACTGTACCAATCCTAGAATTGCTACAGGTTCATAAAGAACAAGCTACTGGTATGGGTAAAGCTGCTCAAGGTTTAAATGATACATTATATGTATCAGGTAACAGTGAAGAAAAGATGCAGAAGGCTATGTCTGCAGCACAAGTACGTATTCAATTTATGGCACGTAGATTTGCTGAGACAGGATTTAAACGTTTATGTGACGGTGTATATCGTACTATGAGATCTAAGCTACGTGGTAAGGTAGTTAAATACACTGATCAAAATGATATCTTCAAGTCAGTTGATCCATCAACATTGCCTAACAATATGCTCATGTATATTGATGCGGATGTAGGTGAGAATGGCAATAGTAACGTTGTTAAAAAGATGTCTATGGTAGGTCAACAGCTTTTACCTGCATTATTACAAGCAGGTGCTGGTGGCGCTATCAATCCAGAAGCAGCTGTACGTATTGCATGTAAGACTCTTGAAGCTATGGACTTAGATCCATTAGACTATATTGTTGATTATACGGCTCCTGACTTTAAACAAAAAGCACAAGAGTCAAGAGACAATGAAATAAAGGCTACTGAAAAGCTTAAGCAATTAGAAGAACAAGTTAAAATGCTAGATATGGCTCAAAGACAAGCTACTATTGATTTAACTAATGTCCAAGCTAAAAATGCTATGCAAGATAATACAAAACAACTTATGGTTGCATTAGATAAATCCTACCAAGAATGGGGTAAGATTTATATCCAAGCAGCTAAAGAAGGTGTTGATCCACCTAAACAACCTGATATTAAAGTTCTATTAGCTATGGCAAAAGACTTTATTACGTCAGACTCGCATGGAGATGCTTCTAGACCCGCTAATGGTATGGAAGCTCCTCAACCTCAAGGACCAGCGGCAGAAATGCCACAATAATATTAAGATATGGACAAATATAAAGATGGGTTTGAAAGAAGAGTCAAACCAAAAATGAACCATGAAACTGGTGAATATAAAGTTGAACCTTTCCGAGATGCTCAAACAGCTCTTGGAAAGGCTGAGTTCTCAGTAAGAGAACGTGAACAATTCTTTGGCGATGCATACGGAGAGATCTTAGCAGATCTCTTTGTTACATGGCTTAAAACTGAACCTCACTGTTCTAAAGAAAGAGAATTCTTGTATCACACAGCTATGGCATTAGGCTCTGTTAAAGAGAAATTAATTGGTATTGAAAGATACGGCAAGAACGTTCAGTTTATGCACAAACAAAAACAGGAATCCCAAGAAGGGGAAGAAGGCAATGAGTAATTATTCAAATGTTAAAGAAGTATTAATTCGTTCTAGAGAAGAAATCTTACGAGAACTATCTAGAGCAGGAGAGAATGGCGGTACGGGTTTAGCCCAACGCTATGCACCCATCTTGGTAAGCCTACAAGGTGCTATTGATGTGATTGATCGAATGAGTGGTCAACCCATTAAAGCTACAAAGGTTGAAGACAAAGAAGCTTTTGTCAAAAAGATGGCGGCAGCTAAGGCTGCTAAAAAAACTGCTGTTGCAGTTTAATTGGACACAAAGGTAAATAATTTATGAATCTACAACATCTCTCTACCAACACACCTGCCTCGAATGTATCGAGTAAGGACTTTGATGACGGAAGTTATAGTGCAGATTTGGAAGCAAAGAGTCTTGATGACATTCTTCGCAACTCACCAGCAGCTAAAATGCTTGGGTTGGATAAAGAAGAATCTCTACCAGAGGAAGACTTAGGCGTCCCAAATCCAGACGAATCATCGGAAGAAGAAGCCCAAAAAGAGAACGATGAAGAGTCTGCAACTGACCTAGATGAAGAAGAAGAATCAACAGCAACTGAAGAAGAAAGTAAAGATGAGGATGATGCGTCTACCCAAAACTCTGAACTACCTTCTGAAGAAGATATTGATTGGGAATATCAAGTACCTGTAACCGTTGACGGTAAAACAGAGTACGTGACCCTAGAAGAAATCCGTAAAGGCTATTCTACTGATAAGCATCTATCTCAAAAGGGGCGTGAACTAGGCGAACTGAAGAAACAGGTCGAACAAGAAAGAAATGAAAAGCTTCAAGAAGTAATTCAATTAGGTACAGTAATCAATCAAGAATTGACTATTGTTGAAACTAATCTTGCCAAAGAGTACCATAAGGTTAAATCCGAAATTGATAAAGCACGAGAAGACGGTGACTCATACACTGCTCGTGAATTAAGAGATCAATTAGAAATAGTGCAAGAAAAGTATTGGGCAGCACGCAATAGTCGTGAAGCTAAAACTTCAGCAATAATGGAACAATTACAGGCTCAACAAGTTGAGTATCAACAACAACTATTAAAGAACTATGAAGAAAATATCATGAATCATATTCCTGATTATTCTGAAAAAGTTGCTACAAGTATCCGAGAGTTTGCCCTTAAAGAAGGCTTACCTGAAGAGTTGTTAAATCAAGTATATGATCCAGTAGTAGTTAAATTTATTAATGATTATCGTAAGCTAAAAACCGCAAAGGAAACAGGCGAAGTGAAACGTAAAGCAGCACCATCGGTAAAGTCGATACCCTCTAAAAAGGGAACTTCGAACTCCCAGAAGGAGCAGCAGAATGTTAGTACCAACCGTTCCAAAGTTCTTTCTGGTCAAGGATCAAAACAAGACGAATTAGATTTTCTAAAACGTATTTCTTCTGTGAGCAAAAAACTATAAACCAAAACTCACTATAAGGAAACTTAAAAATGGCTATTCAAACTTTTGCTACAGGCGGCCCTAAGGCTGCTGCTCGTAGCTCTGCATCCACAGGTAATGCAGTAAATGCTGGCGAACGTGAAGACCTCGCTAACTTTATCTCTATGATTTCTCGAGATGAAACTCCCTTTATGTCATCTATTGGTAAGACAAAAGCTACTGCTGTCTTCCACGAATGGCAAACTGACGAGTTGTCACCTCCTGCATCTAATCCCGTTGCTGAAGGTGTCTCTTACGCTACCCAAGCAACTAACCAAGTTACTGAACCCTATCGTACTCGTTTAGGTAACTACACTCAGATTAACAGCAAAACTGTTACTGTTACTGGTACTAAACGTGCTGTTGACCAAGCTGGTGTTGCTGACGAATACGCATATCAACTCAAGAAGCGTGGTACCGAACTACGCCGTGACGTTGAGTTCGACTTAGTTAACAGCTGGGACAGCTCTAACGGCTCTGGTACTCGTACCTTTGGTGGTTACCAAGCATGGGTTAACTACACTGCAGCCACTACTACTCCTGCTACAGCACTTAACGTGTTGACTACTCCAGGCGAGTATACTGCTCCTACTAATCCAGGCGGTGGTATTGCTGGTACTTTCACTACTGTTACTGGCGCTGATAAGAACAGCTTAGCTTTGTCACATGTTGACACTGTTATGCAAGCTATCTACGAAAACGGTGGTAAAGCTACTAAACTAATGTTGTCTCCTGCTAACCGCCGTGTATTCTCTGCTAAGGCACAGTCTGCTGGCTCTAGCTCAAGCAATGCTGGTGACGGTAACGTTCGCCGTAACATTGACCAAGACGGTAAACTCCGTCAGTCAGTTGAGATTTACATGTCTGACTTCGGTGACATTATGGTTGTTCCTAACTATGTTATGGGTATCTCTAATACTACTGTTTCTGGTTTAAACGACACAGCTAACTTCACAGCGTTCTTATATGATCCAATGTGGTTCAGCTATGCTTCTTTACGTCCTCTACAAGAAGTTGACTTAGGCCAATTAGGTGACTCTATCATTGGTCAAATCGTTGAAGAAGGTACACTAGAATGCCGTAACCCTAAAGGTTGTGGTATGATTTTCGGTTTATCTGGCGCTTAATCGTTACATAACCTAAACAAGGAGGGAGAGAAATCTTCCTCCTTTTTTATTATAAGGAACACAAATGGAATTTCTAAGAATTACAGCGACAGATGGTACTCGCCAATACATCCCTGATAACTATGTTGTTAATATTGCAACTACTGCTGACAGCCTAGATGCTGGTTCAGACTATAGAGCACCTAACGTAGTTCGTGGTCGTATTAGCCAAGTTAAGTATTATGATGGCGCTAATAGCACAGCTGGTGCTTTAGTAGTAACCGCAGTAAGTGCGTATGCATCTGGTGGTATTCTTTATGAATACGGTTGTTTTACTGTTGATGGATCATTTTCTGCAGCATTAAAAAACTAATTAAGAGGACACATGGGATTTTTATCACAAGAAAACAATGCTAAAAGCTTTGTTGTTAAAACAGACGAAAAGAATTTTCAATTAGAACAAAATGTTCAGGACTATAAAGACTATGCTTCTCAACAACGAGAGTTAGATTCTATTTCCCGTAATGGCAGAACATATAGATCATTTGCTATTATCCCTGATATTGTTGCTATTGATATGTTAACTAAACATGGGTTAGATGTACATGCTCCTGACTTTATGCAGGATCCAACTAACCTAAGAAAATTAAAACAAGTTATTGAATCGGATTATCCATTACTAAAAACGAGTAATGTAAAAGCTTTATAAGGAATTTAAATGGCAACACCTAGATTTGACGCTTTAGTCGCTAAAGTAAGAGACTGGAGTAATAAACCCGAAGTAGCAACTATACCCGACAGCGTCATTCAGGATTGTTTAACCTATTCTGCTGACGAATGCTACAGACAATTACGTATTCCTCCATTAGAAGCTACTGTTGTTTACACAGTTGCAAGTACAGACAATTCAGGAGAAAATAGTTTAGGTATGCCTTATGGTAATGCTTATACTTCTTTTGCTATTCCTGAAGATTTAACTCAGTTTGTTTATGTTAGAACTTTAGCACAAGATAATATTGGTACATCATATTCTACCTATCCATCTAATGTAAGTAAAGTATTTAATGAAGTAACAGATAGTAGAACTTTCTTTGATTTATATTCAGAAAAATATTCAGTATATAACTGGATGTGGCAGGATAACAAAATATTTATTCATCCCCAATTAGCTGTAGGTGCCGAAGTAGAAATCCATTACTATCGCAGATTACCTGCATTAAATGCTTTATATAGCGTTGTACCTATTAATTATTTAATTAGTTTATCAGATGCTGATCAACCATATTTAACTTTAACAGGTGTAAATACAGATACACCACTATACTTTTCTACCGCATCTTCTGTTACAAAATGCTTTGCAACATATGCAGAGGCTGCTGCTTATAATGCTACAGTAACAACTAAATATTATATTGGTAAAGAAGTATCTAATTGGTTAAGAGATAATAATGAAAGATTAGTTGTATGGGGTGCTTTATACAATTTAGGCGCATACATGTTTGACCAGGCAATGGAACAACGTTACGAAAAACGATTTAATGAAAATGTATTCTCACTTAACAAAGAAGAAAAATGGCGTAGAGCATCTGGTGGTAACGTACAAGTTAACTTTAATACTAACGGATTAATTTAAGGAGACACCAAATGGGATACCAACAAACAGCTGGGGTTACCGCAGGTATGGCTGCTGGTGGTGAGTACGGAGACTTAGCACAGACTAGTGCTCAACAAACAGTTAATACTGTTTCCTCTGACGCACCTACAAATACATCAGGTTATCAGCAAGCTCCAGGCATGACGGGAAGTGTCTCTGCTGGTGGTGAATATGATAATCTTGATATTGTAACTGCAGTACAATACAGCAATATTGCTGCTGAAGATGCTAATGATGCTGCTGCAAGTGCTGCTGCGGCAGCAGTAAGTGCTACTGCTGCTGCAACTTCTGCAACTAGCTCGTATAATTCAGCAGTATCTGCGGGTATTTCTGCAAATAGCGCTTCAGCAAGTTCATCAAATGCTGGTTCAGCAGCAATTTCTGCTGCAACTTCAGCAACAAATGCTAATACTCAAGCAAATATTGCAGTAACCAAAGCTACTGAGGCAGCAGCTAGTGCATCATCTGCTTCTACTAGTGCAACTAATGCCGCAACTTCTGCTAGTGGAGCATCTACAAGTGCAACTAATGCTGCAACATCCGCAAGCAGTGCTTCTACTAGTGCTACTAGTGCATCTAATTCTGCTACATCAGCAAGTACATCAGCAACAACGGCTACTACAAAAGCAAGTGAAGCATCTACATCAGCAACTAATGCCGCTAATAGTGCTACAAGTGCTTCTGGGTCAGCAACAACAGCTACAACTCAAGCGGGTATAGCTACTACTCAAGCCTCTAATGCTGCTTCTAGTGCGTCTGCTGCTTCAACTAGTGCATCAACTGCTACAACTCAGGCTGGTATAGCTACTACACAAGCATCTAACGCCTCTACTAGTGCTACAAGCGCAAGTAGCTCTGCTACATCTGCAGGAACATCAGCTACTAATGCTGCTTCTAGTGCGTCTGCTGCTTCAACTAGTGCAACCAATGCTGCTAATAGTGCTACATCTGCAAGTGGTTCAGCTACATCTGCTGCTACATCAGCAACAAATTCAGCATCTAGTGCATCATCTGCTTCTACTAGTGCATCAACTGCAACTACCCAAGCGGGGATAGCTACTACTCAAGCAAACAATTCGGCTACTAGTGCAACAACAGCTACAACTCAAGCAGGGATAGCTACTACCCAAGCAAGTGATGCAGCATCTAGCGCATCTAGTGCTTCTACTTCAGCTAGTAGTGCTAATGCTTCTGCAATATCTGCAGCAGCATCTTATGATTCTTTTGATGACAGATACCTTGGAGCTAAATCTTCAAACCCTACATTAGATAATGATGGTAATGCTTTATTAACAGGCGCATTGTATTTTAATACAGTTAGCAATGAAATGAGAGTATACTCAGGTTCTGCATGGTTAACAGCATATGTGTCTGCTGCAGGTGTATTACTTTCATCTAACAACTTATCAGATGTTGGTAATGTAACTACCTCAAGAACTAATTTAAATGCTGCTAAATCAGGTACAAATACAGACATTACCTCAGTTGCTTTAACAACAGGTTCCATTACTACAGCACCTTCAGCAGATACTGATATTACTAATAAGCTGTATGTAGACTCCCTTGCGGTAGGTGTTAACTTTCATGCAGCATGTAATTATGCAACTACTGCAGATTTAGGTACTGTATCTTATAACAATGGCACATCAGGAGTAGGTGCCACATTAACTAAAACAACTACGTTTGCAACATTATCTATTGATAGTGCTTCTCCAACTGTAGGTCAACGTATATTAGTTAAAAATCAATCTACAAGTTCTCAAAATGGTGTATATACAGTTACCAATGTAGGTTCAGGATCTACTGCATGGGTATTAACTCGTGCTACTGACTTTGATAGCTCAGGAACAGGTACCGATCAAATTGATGCTGGTGACTTTTTATTAGTATTATTAGGTACAGTTAATGCTAATACATCTTGGGTACAACAAACAGTATTACCTATTACAGTAGGAACAACTGGTATTACTTTTATTCAATTTGCTGCACCAAGCACATTTACTTACCCAGGTGCAGGTATTGTAAATTCTACAGGTAGTGCATGGGGTACTTCTTATAGTACTACAGGTAGTGGTAATGTTGTATTATCTACATCACCTACTTTAGTTACACCTGCATTAGGTACTCCAGCAAGTGGAACATTAACTAATTGTACATTTCCTACTTTAAACCAAAATACAACAGGTTCTGCTGCAACATTAACAACAGCAAGATCAATTCATGGTGGCTCATTTAATGGTTCAGCAGATGTAACAAACATTATTTCATCCACTTATGGTGGTACTGGTAATGGATTTACTAAATTTACTGGACCAACAACTACCGAAAGAACATTTACATTACCAGATGCTAGTTCAACTATTGTTGTTCAAGGCGGTGCATTAGGTACTCCAGCAAGTGGAACATTAACTAATTGTACATTTCCTACTTTAAACCAAAATACAACAGGAACTGCTGCTGGTTTATCTGGCTCTCAAATAGCTAATTATTTTTATGCTGCACCTAATGGAGCGGCTGGTACTGCTACATTTAGAGCTATTGTTGCTGCTGATATACCTACGCTAAATCAAAACACAACAGGTTCTTCTGGTTCATGTACAGGTAATGCTGCTACAGCTACGACTGCAAGTAATGTAAATAATGGCACATTAACATTAGCAGTATCAGGAACAGGGTTATCTGGTTCACAAACATTTACTGCAAATCAATCTACCGCAGCTACATTTACAGTTACATCTAACGCAACAAATGCAAATACAGCAAGCACTATTGTTGCTAGAGATGCATCAGGTAATTTTAGTGCAGGAACTATTACTGCAGCTTTGACTGGCACTGCAAGCGGGAATTTAGTCAGTGGGGGCGCACTTGGTACACCATCAAGCGGCACTTTAACTAACTGTACATTTCCAACGCTCAATCAAAACACAACAGGTTCATCTGCTTCATGTACTGGTAATGCGGCTACGGTAACTAATGGCTTTTATACTACATCCTCTTTTAATCTAGGTACAACAAGTATTGCAGTTAATAGGGCAAGTGCTACGCAATCGTTAACAGGTGTCAATATTGATGGCTCATCAGGTTCTTGTACAGGTAATGCTGCTACAGCTACAACAGCAACTACAGCAACTACAGCAACTACAGCTAATGCAACAAATACCGCAAACAACTTTCAAATGAATAGTTTAGGTGTTGGCACTGCTGGTTCTGGAACTGCTGGAGAAATTAGAGCAACTAATAACGTAACAGCATATTATTCTGATGATCGTTTAAAAACAAATTTTGGCAATATTAAAAATGCTTTAGATAAAGTAAACACCTTAAATGGTTTTTATTATGAAGCAAATCAAACTGCACAAGATTTGGGTTATAAACCAATAAGAGAAGTAGGCGTTTCTGCACAACAAGTCCAAGCAATTATGCCTGAAGTAGTTGCACCTGCACCTATTGATGAACAATATTTAACTGTTAGATATGAAAAACTTGTGCCTTTATTAATTGAAGCTATTAAAGAGTTAAATAATAAAATAGAAATACTTGAAGAAAAATTAAAATAACGGAGTTTAAAAATGACATTACCAGCATCAGGCGCAATTTCGTTTAACGCTATTAACGTAGAACTTGGTCAGGCAGGAACAACAAGTGCAAACATTAATCAAGCGTCATACCGCACTTTAGCTGGAGTTCCTTCTGGACAAATTGCATTGTCTAACTTTTATGGAAAATCAAATAGAGCTTCAATCTCATACACTTTTTCAGCTAATACTAATAATGCTTCCTTAAATGTTTCTTCAATTAGTGGTTACGTAGCTGGTGCATCAGATATTACTATTACAGTAAACTCAGGTATATACCTTTGGTCATCATCTACAGGAACGCATGGATTAACGTTATCAGGAGGGACAACTGGTGACACAATTCTTCTTGTAAATAATGGCTACATAATGGGTCAAGGTGGTCTTGGTGGAGGAGGCTCGGTCAATGGACCAGGGGGTCCTGCTCTTAGTTTGGGCTATCACACTACAATTAATAATACCAATGCTTCTGCCTATATTGGCGGGGGCGGCGGTGGTGGCTTAAACATGCAAAATGTCGGCGGTTTTGCAGGTGGCGGGGGTGGCGCAGGTGGCGGCGCAGGTGCTGCTCCTACCAGTGCTGGGATTAGTGGCGGTGCAGGGGGAGCAATTGGGAGTGCAGGCGCAGTTGGTGGAACAGGAAACACAGTGTCACAAGCGCAAGGAGGAGGCGCAGGTGGCGGTGGTGGTGGATCATTTGTAAGCACAAGCGGTAAAACTACAACTACTAACTATGGTGGTGGCGCAGGAGGTGGAAGGATATTTCCAGGCTCAGGCGGTGCAGGTGGTTCTGGTGGTGGTGGTAATGGTGGTGCTGGAAATGCTGCTGGAGCTACAGGCACTAGAGTAGGCGGTAGTGTTGGTAGCGGATCTGGAGGTGGCGGTGGATGGGGTGCCTCAGGTGGCTCAGGTTGGGTAGGAGGTAAAGCAGTGTCTTTAAATGGATTTACAGTTACTTGGGTAAGTGGAAACACTACCAGAGTTTATGGGAGTGTGTCATGACAGAACGAGTTAATGAAAATAATCAAATTATTATTACTAAAGAATTACTCTTACATTTAGGTTCTTGTGGAATAAGTTTTGATAGACCAAATCAAAAGAATTATGATCCTACAAAAGACGACTCATCTGCTGATGATCATTATTTTACTGTTGCTAATATGTGGGGCCGTACTGAAATAGAATGTATTGAATTTTTAATAGATAATAATTTAAGCAGAGATTTGGCATGGTATATTGAACAAAGAAAAACTGAAAAGTTTGTGCGTTATATAGGAAAGGTTTTTTCAATGGGTAAATATCAAGTTTTTAATACATTAACTGGTACTCATCAATATTGTGATACAGAAGAAGAAGCAAAAATTGCTTTAACAGAAATTGCAAAAGCAATTATTGCAACACACTCTCTTACTATTTGTAGAGAGTTAACAAATGAATATGGGCATACTACATGGATTTCAAGTGAATTACCTAATCCGTTTACTATTACGCCAAATACTTAAATTAAAGGATTAGAATAATGTCAGATACTACTGTAACAATAACAGAAGCTAAGTTAATGACACACGAACAAGTGTGCGCAGAAAGATATGCTAATATATCTAAAAGCCTTTCTGATGGTGCTGCTCGTATGACTAAAATTGAATATTTACTTTATGGCGTAATGCTATGTGTATTATTAGGTCCAGGTACTGCAGCAGAATTTATTAAACATTTAATAGGGGTGTGAAATTGATCCTATCAGTATTTGCCTCCTTGCGGCTGGTTTGGTTAAAAATATCCAAGCTGGGTGTGATCTTTACAAGCAAGCTAAAGAGTCTTTTGTTGAGATTAAAAGAACTGCTGATGAAGTTGTTGCCATTGGCAAAGAGGTCAAAGGAATATGGGCAACGCTTGTTGGGTTCTTTGATAACAAACCTAAAACTCAAGTTGCAAAACCTGCTGTTAAATCTAAAAAATCTGACTATGTTGCTGTTGACGAAACTCAAGTCAAAGTTGACATCGTTAAAAACCTTACAGAATTCTTTAAGCTCCAAGAACAATTAGCAGCACACATCAGGGAAGAGGAAGAGAAGTCAAAGAATGTCTATGATCCTGATCAGAACTTAATGGAGTCAGCACTTAACCGAGTAATGGCACAACAAGAAATGGACAGTTTAGTTATTCAAATTAGAGAGTGCATGGTGTATCAAAGCCCACCAGAAATGGGGGCGTTGTACTCTGAAGTGTTTGGTATGAGAGACAAAATTGAAGAGGAGCAAACCCAAGCAAGGCTAAAAGAAGAAGCTAAGAAGAGGCAGGAGCTATGGCAACAAAGGCAGTTAGAAAAACAAACAAAAATAACAGTAGCATGGGTGTTGGCAGTGATATTCCTAGCTGGATACCTCCACCTGTGGTTCCTGTACCTAACCCTTTAGAGGAGTCTCCAATGTGGTATTTAGGATGGGTTGCTGCTTGTGTATTAGTTACTATATTATTGCCTATAGGTGCTTTATTGTTTTCTAGGGCATATGAAACAGAGCTTAAGGCTCAAGCACTTCTTCAAAAGACAGAACAAATACAAAAACAAATAGAACGTAAACAATCAAAATCAAAGGATAATTAATGAAGCAACTAGAAAAAGATTCAGTATACAATCAGTTTGACAGTGACAAAGATGGTATTGTAAGTGATGAAGAATTGTCTCGTTCAGAACGAATGATGATGATTGAGAACATGGATAAAATGGCTGATCAACAGCGTATTATGGCATGGTTTGCTTTAGGACTCCCTGTTGTACTTACTATTCTATTTGGTTCTAGTTTATTTATGTTAGATAAAGTATCTGCATTAACAGGATTATTAACTACTTATTGTGCTGGTATGACTACTATTGTTGTTGCGTTTATGGCTGCTCAAGCGTATACCAGAGGAAAGATGCACGGAGAATGAAAACAATATTAGCATGTATTATAGCTATACTAATAGCCCTTGGTTTAGGGTATTGGAAAGGTAGCTATGATGCAGGAGTAGAGACAGCACTACAAGTATCTGCCGCAAATGATGTTGCCAGAGAAAAAGAAAAACAGATGGGTGAAGTGGCAACAACATATGCTACTGTATTAAGAAAGAAAGAAAAAGATGCTGAAAAGAAAATTGCTAACCTTCGTGTTGCCGTTGCTAATGGTGAGCGCAAGTTGTTCCTTCCTATCTCCACCAAAGCCCCCGACTGTAGTGTATCAACCACCTCAGATACCTCCACTCCCAGTAGAAGTAACTCAGGAGAAACACGAGCCGAACTTGACAGACAGGTTGCTCAAGATCTTATCTCAATAGTTGCAGAGGGTGACACTGCTATTCGTAAATTAAATGTTTGTATCAGTCAATATAATGAAATTAAGGATAAATTAAATGACCCAGTTAAGCACTAACTTTTCTTTAAAAGAATTAACTAAATCAGAAACAGCCACAAGACTGGGCTTAGATAATACTCCTGATGATACTGCATTAAATAATTTAAAAGTATTATGTGAAAAGGTATTACAGCCTGTGAGAGACCACTATGGTAAAGTAACTGTTAATAGTGCTTATCGTTCACCTGAATCTAATGCTGCTGTAGGCGGGTCAAAGACATCAGACCATTGTAAAGGTATGGCTGCGGATATCGAGGTTGTAGGTGTAGCTAATGGTGACCTAGCTCAATATATTAAAGACAACTTTAAATTTACACAATTAATTCTTGAATTTTATACACAAGGGATACCTGACTCAGGATGGGTACACGTATCATATGACCCTAATAATCTTAAATGTGAGTGTTTAACTGCTGTAAAACAAAATGGTAAAACAGTTTACCTTAAAGGCTTACAACCGTAGAAGACCCCTAATAGGAAACAAAACAAAGGAAGAACCTAATGGCTACACCTATAGAACAATTTGGTAGGGGTGGGTGGAACGCAGATATGCCTCCTATGATCCTACCAATGAACACTTTTACAGACGTACTAAATATAAGATTTGATGACGAGTCTGTACAAGCAACTACTGGGGAAACCACTTCCAGAACTGTTGCTATTGCACCTGACTATGGAATTCATTGGAGAAGACCAGACACAGGGTACAATATATTTGCTAAAAATGGAAATATAGTTAGAGTAGATTCTGCTGGAAATACTTCATCTATGTTTTCTAGTGGGTCTGGATCATATACAAATAGTGATTGGCAAGGTACTTTATTTAATGGTGGTTATGCCGTTATTCTTAACAATGGTGCTACTACTCCATTATATTGTTTATATGGCAGTCTTTCTGCAGATAATACCTTTCAACCATTACCAGGATGGAATTATGTATCAGGTTTAACAGTAACAGCTAAAGTTATTAGATCATTAGGTTACTCATTAGTTGCAGCTAACTTAACATTAAATCAAAGTGGTATTTTAACTTATGCACCTAGCACTGTTAGAGTATCAGTTCAAGCTGCTACAGGCTCAGTACCTTCTGTATGGCAACCAGGTTTTACAACAGACACAGCAGATGAATTTGAAATAAGCTCTACATCTCCTATCTTAGATATGTGTGAGCTAAGAGGAAATATGTACATATATTCTTCTGATTGTATTAACATACTTACTATTGGTGCTAATACTAGAGTATCTCCTTATAGTAAGTCATATGGTATTTTAAGTACTGATTGTGTTATTGAAGTTGATGGTAAACATTTTGTTGTTGATCGTAATGATATATACACACATAATGGTTCAGGCGCTATTGAGTCTATTGCTGACTTTAGAATTAAAAAATATTTCTTTAATAATTTAAATAAAAATTATATTAATAAAGTACATCTAGTTAAAAATTCTTTTTATAAAGAAATATGGATTAACTACCCTAAAGGCTCTTCTACAGTATGTAATGAAGCTTTAGTGTTTAATTACAAAAATAACACATGGTCTAAAAGAACATTACCATCTTTAACTTACGCATTTACTGGTCCTGCTAATGTATCTACTACATTTCAATATGGAACTGAAGTAATATACATGTGTACTAATACAACACAAACATTAGTAACAGATAGCAATTATTTAATGTGGAATGGTTCAGCATTAGTCGCATATACATCTTATATTGAAAAGAAAAAATTAAACACAGGGGATGTTACTGGAAGTACAATGATTAGTTCTGTGTATCCTATATTTGATCAAGTACCTAGTAATGCAAGTATTACTATAAGAGTAATAGGGCAAAACAATTATGTAGATAATATTGATTTATCAATAGATGATCCTGATTTAAAAGATACATTTACATTTTTACCTAACAATGAAAAATCTCAGGGTTACAAAGTTGATCCAAGAGTATATGGTCGTGTAATGAATTACAGAATAACAACCACTGGCTATTGGCGTTTAGCTACTATGTCACTTGATTCTAAACAAATAGATAGGAGATAAAATGCTTAATCCACCTATCACGGATAACACAGATTTAAATTCTTTTTTAACTCAAGTATTTTTAGATTATCAAAATAATTCTAGTATTTCAAATTCAGTAGTATCTACTAATACTAGTACTGGTTCAATAGCTGATAATTCAGGAAATCTTGTTGGCTATCTTTATAGATATCTTGATGTCAAATATGCTGATGATGCTATTGGTACAAATATATCTGATAACCCTTATTCAAGAACATGGTTTGGTGTTAGGAATGATGATACGGTTATTGAAAGTTTAAATCCAGCAGCATACACATGGTATGAAGTAGCTGATGGTGGATTTGGTATTAGTAAAGTATTATGGGTAGCTACTACTGGTGGACGATTTGCAACATTTGCAGTATCTACAGAGGCACCTGACGATAGCAGACAATGGAGAATTGTACCTCAAAGATCTATTGATTTAGATAATCCATCTGCAGTATTTAATCAATATTTAATTATTAGATATGCAGATGATTCTGTAGGCACAGGTTTATCTACAACACCTACAAATAAAACTTATTATGGTATATATACAAGCACTGATGGTTCTACTTCAGTAGATCCAACTTTGTTTGATTGGTCACCTTTTACCTTTGGAACCACTTATGAGCTATATTATAGAGCTTATGGTGGGCGTAATATTGATGTATTACCTGCACAAACAAGACCGTTAGGATATCTTGAATACAAAGGGGATGTACTCAATTTAGATGTATCAACCTTAGGCACAGTAGATACTATTGGTATTATATCTGAAGCACCACTTATTATTGAATCACCATACAGATATTTATTAGTGCAATATGCTACTAGTATTACAGGAACAAGTATTAGTAATAATCCTTCAGGTAAAACTTATTATGGTTTACAAGCATCTGATGTATTAACAGTAGATAATAATCCTGCTGATTATACATGGTTTGCAGCAGGTGGAACATTTTTAACTACAGTTAATTTATGGGTAAGAACTAATTCATCTAATGTAGTTCAATTTAGTTTAACTCAAAATGCTCCAGACAATTCTGGTTGGCAAAATATATGTGAGCAATCTGATTTAATTGATTACATTGATATGTATCAAAGAACAGGATCTGTTGTTACAGGTATTACAAGCCCTACTGATGGTAATATTTCCTATTATACTAACACTACTGGTATTACTAATGTTAATTTAACACCATATGGGCAAGGATCAACTACTAGTGGTTTTGATATTGATATTACTACAACAGCTACTATTGGTGTAGATCAATTTGGTAGAGTATATAGAACAGGTGCTTCTGATCAAGTATTATTTAGTTCAATGCTTACTACTGCAACATCAGGACAAACAGTATTTACTTTTTCTAACGCACAAACAAATCAGATATTAGTATTTAGGAATGGTGCATTTCTTAAGCCAGGGACTGATTATACAAGAACTACAACCACAGTAACATTTACAAATGCCTGTGCAGTAAATGATAAAATAGCAATATATTATATTCGTTTAATTGATGGTGCTACGTCTGCTGATAAAGTTCCTTTTATAACAACTAGTTCTACATTAACAGATGGACAAACTTATATATCATCAACTTCTGCTAATGGTTCTGAGTTATTATTTATAAATGGTACTTTAATTGTTGATAGTGATTATGATTATTTTGGAACAGCTCAAGGATATATATTAAGAACAGCATCTAAAGGTGGTAATTGTGATGTAGTTACTTTTTCTTTTAATGCCTCTAGTGTCCTTATATTTGGTGAAAACATTACTGAAACAATTATATCTTCTAACAATGTAGTGTTTCCAACTCCTTATTATAGAAATTCGCATTTAATGTTTCTTAATGGGGTATTGTTAAGGCCAACATCAGATTATTCAATTCCTGGATCAACATCAACATCATACAATTTAACTGAAATAGGTACATTAAATATTGCAGGACAACCTTACCAATATTGTTCATTTAATAAATATGGCGAAGCATCAGCATCTTCTGTAAGCGCTGCGGGTGTATTAGGTATGGATATGCCTGTTGTAATAGATCAAAAACCAACAATAGCAGATATGTTCAAAGTTATGCAAGATCAAATAGATGAACTACGTTTACAAGTGAAAGGTCAAACAAATGACACAAGCAGTTAATTTAGCAAATTTTGCTAATTCGGTAGATACTTCGGGTCAAGTACCTCCTACTGTATTAAATGCTGTAGTTCCTCTTTCTAAAGGTGGCACTAATGCAGCAACAGCCGCAGATGCTAGAACAAGTTTAAATGTACCTTCAAACTCTGGTACAACAGCAACAGGAACATGGCCTATTAGTATTACAGGATCAGCACCTAGCTTAGTATCAACAAACTTTTCAATAACTGAATCAGGTGGTAATTTACTTATTAAGTATGGATCAACAACCTTAGTAACTATTGCCTCTACTGGAGCAATTACTACAAATAATTCAATTAGTGCTGGTGGTGCAGTCTCAGGAAGTTAAGGAAAAATATGGCAACAACAACAATCAATTCTTCAGGAATAACATTTCCTGATTCTTCTTCACAAACATCTTCTGGATCTACAGGAGTTAACCTTATAAACGTTTACACATCATCAGGTACTTGGTCAAAGCCTACAGGTCTTAAATCAATAAAAGTAACTGTTGTTGGTGGAGGTGGTAATGGTGGAACAAACACTAGTGGAGGTACTACTCCTGGCGGCGCTGGAGGAGGTGGTGGAGGCACAGCTATCCGTTATTATTCAGCAAGCTCTTTGTCCTCAACACATCCATATGTAGTTGGAGGAGCTGGTGGAACCTCATCTTTTGGAAGTTCACCTATCACAGTAATTTCTGCAACAGGCGGGTCAAGCGCATCATATGGTATTGGTGGTGCAGGTGGCGTAGGATCAAACGGTAATATAAATATTGGTGGACAAGGTGGTTCAGTTGGTCATGTGTATAGTGGTAGTACTTATGGCCCAGGTGGAATAGGTGGATCCTCTAGCTTAGGTGGTGGTGGACTTGCTAATTTAAATAGTGCAGGTGGCGCTGGACAAGCCTATGGCGGTGGTGGAGGTGGTGGTCAATCTGGTAACCCTGGACAATCTGGAGGAGCAGGAGCTGCTGGCGTTGTAATCATTGAAGAATTTTATTAACAAATAATATTAAAAGGAATAAGTATGGAAATAGTAATACTACCTCCAGAATTAGTTTTAAAACACTGGGCTGCTATTTCCAGCTTGTTAGAAAAAGCAATAGATAAAGGTCAAAGTGAATCTACTTTAACTGATCATATGCGTAATATACTTAATAACACTACACATTGTTGGGTGATAGGTAACAACAATAACAATATTGTTGGTGCCGCATTAACACAAGTAATACAATATGCGCAATATAAAACACTTCATATTATAGCCTTTGCAGGTAAAGATTTTGAAGAGCAATCTAAAGTATTTCCCACTGTAGAAAAGTTTGCAAAACAAATGGGATGTAAAGCTATTGAACAATGGGGAAGACCAGGATGGGCAAAAGAATTACCCAAGTATGTTCCTGGTTTTAAACAAGCATACGTAGTTATGAGAAAAGATTTAGAAGGAACATATAATGAGCAAATGGAAAATAGGTAAAGTTACAAAGCGTTATGGCGGTAGTGGTGGAGGGGGTGGTACAAAAGAAGTTACTACAGAAAACATTCCTGAAGAATTTAGACCAGCGATACGCAATGTTCAAAGTACTGGACAAACTCTTTTTGAAAGAGGTGAATTAAGTAAAGTAGCAGGTAAAAGTGATTTACAAGCTAAAGCTTGGGATTCAGGCTTATCTGATTTAGAAAAAGCTGTTGCAGCTAATAGAGGAACATTAACAGGTCAGCGTGCTCGTTTAGAAGACATGGCTAATACAGGTGGAGCTGATCAACTTAAAAACGCACTTGAATTAGATGTTGGTATGGGTGCTGCTAAAATTGGTCAAGACTATGGTGCATCAGGAACATTAGGTTCTTACAGACAAAACTTAGCTAATGCTTCTGCTGAAGACGCTACTAAAGCAAAGTTTGCTCAACAAATAATTCAAAATAAAGCTGCTGCTGAACAAGGATTAAATACAAATGCTGCTGCATTATCCTCTGATCAATCTAACTTAATTAAAATGTTAGAGTCTAGTGGTGGACAAAAACGAGCTATTGATCAACAAGAATTAGATGCTGCATGGCAAGGCTATCAACGATTTGCTTCAAGTATTTATGGTAATCCTGCAAGACAATCTACTCAAGTAGTTCAAACTGGTGGAGGTAAATAATGATTAACAATGATCCTTGGGATTGGGCAAATCAATCATCACAATCAGCGCAACAACCTTTAGTTGCTGCTCCTCTATCTAATACTATTGTTCCTTTACAAGCTAATAACGAACAAATGCAGCCAGGACAGGTTATACAAGAAAAACCTAATAGAGATGCAGAACAATTAAGAAGTATGGCTATTAACAAAGGTGTTGAAAAAGGTGGTAATTATGCTTATGGTGCCTATAAAGATATGACAGCTGGTCCTATTGGTACTGGTGGCGCTCCTGTAGTAGAACAGAGTGTTATGGCTAGTTATCCAACAGTTGCTGCACCAACAAGCACTATGGCAGGTATAGGTACAGGCGCTGCTGGATCTGCTGCAACTACAGCGGCTCAAACTGCCGCAATGTCTGAAGCTACTGCATTAGCTGGTGGTAGTGCTGCTGCTGGTGAAGCAGGTATGCTTGCTAGTATGGGACCAGTTGGTTGGGGTATAGGCGCATTAATGTTAGCCAAGTCAATGAAATGGATTTAAAATGGGACCACTATCTGCTAAACAACACAGAGAGTACTTAAAGTTTGCTTCTCAAGAAGCCAGAGAAACAGCTAAGATGGAACGGGAGGAAGCCCGTAAACAACAACTACATGAAATTAAACTTGTAGAAGCTGCTGGTAAGGCTGGACAAACATTAGGTCATAAAGAAGACGTTCACAAATATAAGATGGGTACCTTAGGTGCTCCATTAAAAGTTAAATCACCTAACCCATTAGCAGGGACAGAACTATTTAAACGTGGTCAGCACATGTTGCCATATCAAGCAGAAGATGCTGCTAAAGCTAGGAAAGCTGCTAAACAAAATACAGATACAGTACCTGCTATGCTAACTCCTGGCGAAGCTGTTATCCCTGAACCTGCCGCACAAGACCCTAAGAATAAACCCATTATTAAACGTATGGTTCAAGAAGGTAGAAAAGCTAACAAAACTAAAAAAGGTTTTTTAGAATTTCGTGATGGCTCTATTAACATTGTTAACTCAGATGTTATCCCTAGTAGAGTACAACAGGCTGCTGGATACAAAGATGGTACTAAAAAAGTTAAAGGTAAAGGGTTAGCTCCTGACGGCTTCCGTTATCAGAATGATAATCCTACTCAAGGTTCAATATCATATGAGATGCCTATGCCTAAAGGAAAAGGTTATATGGGTGAAATACCTGTTTATAATCAAGAAATATCTATTAGACCTAGTGCAATGACTGAGTATACTCTTGATGATAATAAGGGTCAATACCCTAGTTTAGTTCCTACATTAAGTAACAAAGAAGTTCAATTAATTACTCAAGGTCAAATGAATGATGCAATAGCTAATAAAGCTGCTGCTTATAGAGACATGCGAGTTAATGCTGGTCAATCACCTTTTTCTGATAGACTAGGTGTTAAAATACCTGTAGGATATACTGATACGTTATATGCTGACGGCACTTCTGCAGTACCTCAATTAATGAACTATAATGAAGGTACCATTCAAGTACCTGTACCATCATTAGCATATGAGCATTCTGATGTACCAGGTTCTTCTTTTGAAGATGGTACTGAAAGAGTATATGACTTTAATAGAGGTAGTTCAGCTAGTTATCATTATGAAAATGGTGTTGAAGATGTACCTGAGTCTAGCCCTATACTTGAACCAACAGTAATTGCTGGCCCAGTAATAGATTATCAACAAAAGGTAATCCCTGAAAATCTAGTTAATATTTCTACAACAAAAGATAAAATAGAAGATGCTGTTCCTCGTTCTGCTTATCCAGATGTAACTGCAGACATGAAGCTTAAAGATGTACAAGCAAAAATCAATGGTAGTGTTAGTTCAGAATTTGACATCCCAGAAAGACCTTTTAAAAATGTAGGTATGGAAGTAATTGAACCTTTACCAATGCTTGCTGCTAAACCTAAGGTAGTTGTTGAAGGTAAAGATCGTTTTCCTGTACCTCCTCCTGTTGTAGCTAAGTCTGTTGGTGGTAACAATAGTACCATCAACATGCCTGTAGAGCCAGTTGCATTCATCCCTGATCCAAATGCTAAACAAGCATTTAATGCTGAGATGCAAGCAATAATAGATGCTAATGAAGGTAAAATTGTTCCTCCATTAAAACCAGAAGATGATGATACCAGACCTGAATATTGGATTAAACAATTAAAAGGTTCTCAAAAAGCTGTTGATAAAGCTATAGCTAATAAAGACGATGAGTCTGCTATTGATTCGCTTAAAGATTTATTTACATACAAAGGTATTAAGAGTGTCTTAGGTTTAAATGATCAGGAAGTTGCTCGATTAGCTGTAGCTACTGTAGCAGGTCGTGCTATGGGTTATGACACTGCTCGTGCATTATCTTATGGTGGTAGACAAGCATTTGAAACTTCTTTACGTAGACAGGCTCAAGAAGAGGCTAACAAGCGTCAAGATAAGCAATTAGCTGCTCAAGCTGAACGTGAAGATATGCGTACTGCTATTACATTAGCTGGACAAGCTAAAGCCGATAAGAAAGCAGAAGCTGATAGGAAACTTAATGAGAAAAGATTATCTTTAGCAGAAAGAAAAGAAGAAGCTAGAGCTGAAAGCGAAATACAATACCGTAAATTCCAACAGTTAAAAGAAGATAACAAATGGACTTACGAAAAATCTGCTGCTGCCAGAAAAGATCAAGAGCATCTTAGTGATAATTTACAAAAGTATTTAGCTATGGATGTATCTCCTGCAGTAAGAAGTCAAGCTATGAGTATGTTAAAAGGTAATTTTGAAACACCTGAAGACTGGATGAATAATATGCGTGCTGTTACTACATATCTAGCAGCTAATGTTCAGCATTATCCTCCTGGGTATGGTCGTAAAAATGGTAGTGGTAGTGATGATGATGGCGAAGGTGGTGGTAAAGGTAAGTATCCTAAGAAACCCGATATGATGCTTGTAGATGGTGAACTTATGCCAGTTCAATATCATAAAGGTCAGTATCAGACTATGGATGGTAGGTTAATTCCATTTAACGCTGTTAAAAGTATTGAAGCTCATCGATATGAAGAAGATACTGTTGCTAGAAAGGTTGAAGCTTTAATACCTGAAGGTGCTAAAGATAAAGATGGAAAACCTTTTAATGCTAAAGCAGTAGCTAATAATTCTAATAGAATACTTTCTAGTATTCCTGGAGGACTAACTATTGATAGCAAAGCAGATGTTATGAATTTAGCTATTCCTCAACTTGTAGAAAGTGGACTTCAAGATCCTGACGGTATTAGGAAAGTTATTAGAAGTAATATTGCTAAAACTACAAGTCCCTCTGACAAAGATTTGTGGAAGCCTAATGGTAAAAATTTATCTGGAAAATCTATGGCTGAATTTACTAATGCTTTAGATAGAGTTATTCAAAATAAATATAATAAAGATAATGTAGTGATAGATGATCAAGCTGCATATGAAGCTTTAAAAAGGGCTTATAAGAATATACCAGCAGATGTTAGAACTAAAATGGAAAAATCGGGTTATACTCAGGAGAACTATAGCACGTTCCAAGATTGGGCTATAGCAGAAACAAGTGGTCTTCCTAAATGGAAATCCTATACTGAACCTAAGAAAAAATAAACTGAAAAGGGGTTATTATGAAATCGTTAGATGATTATGTTGATGATGTACTCGCTGATAAAGCATCTATAGCCCCTTCTTCAGGCTCTGCTTTAACTGTTAATAACAAACAAGTAAAAGGTACTCAACAATGGGTTGATCCTGATACTATTAAAGTAAATAATAAAGCTTATCGTATTGAAGGGTACAATGCGCCTGAGGTTGGTCATAGGTATGAAGGTATATTTATACCTCCTCAGGAGCAAGGCGTAGCACCACAAATTCCTAAGATACTTAATCAAGCTGGATTTACTGATATACAACCTACTGGTAAATCCAGTTATAATCGTGAAGTAGCTAAGGTTATTAATCCTAGTACTGGTGAAAGTGCTGGTAACTTTTTAACAAAAATAGGTGCAGTAGAACCTAATAGATTTACTGATGATGAGTCTGCTGCTCAGTACTATAACATGCAAACTGTCTTAAAAGCTTTTCCTGAAAGAGCTAAAAAAGACCCTATATTAGCAGGAATAGTTAAAGAAAATGAGCGTAGGGACAAGGAGTTTGCTGAGGCGGGAAGACGTCAGTATGTTCCTAAGGTAAATGCTTTTAACGAAGAACAATATGCTGCATATAAAAACAGTACAGGTATTAAAGGTATTAATAATGCCAGAGATACTATTAAAAAGATTGATGCTATACTAGCTAGTGAAGGTAAACCTGAAATGGTACCTGACTTTAATGCAGTAGGTTTTGAAGGAGCTATGTCCTACACAACAAATGGTGGACAACAAATACCTCCTGAAATTAAAGCTAAATTATTAAAACAAAAAGAAGCAGCTCAACAACAAATGTTTTATGCTTCCTATTTGCCTGATATAGTAGGTGGTGTACAGTTTCGTCATGATGACAGAACTATAATGAACCAAGCTTATAATCAACAAGGTACAGTGTTATACAGTGCTCTTAAAGACATATCCAAAGGCTTTTGGGGTAACGTAGAAATGGTTGGTGAAAAGACTGGTTGGGATGAACTTAAAGACAATGCTAAGGCTCATGTCAATGGTATTAAAATGACTCAAGCAGATTTACCTGCAACATTATCTTCATTTAGAGATATTAATACTGATTCAGGTTGGTGGAATACTGCCAAAGATACATTAACATACACAGGTAATTTGTTTGCAGGTACATTACCTCAAATGATTATTACAATGGGTGCTGCATATGCCTCTGGTGGTTCGTCTTTAGGTTTAGCTTTATCTACAGTACCTGGTTCTTTTCTTTATACAGGACAATTTTATGCTGACCAACCTGATGACAAAAAGAATGTACCATTAGCTATTGCTGCTGGTGTTGGTTCGGGTACATTAGATAGAATAGGTCTTGATTTTTTATCTGGTAAATTAGGTGCTAATTTATTTACTATTACAGGTAAAGAAGAAGTTATTAATGCTATGATTCAAAATGGTAAGGCAGCAACTAGAGTAGAAGCTGAAAAGATTTTACAAGAAGCTACTAAACAAGAGATATTAGCATTCACAGGCTTTGGAAAAGAATTTGCTACAAGGCAATTGTTATCTATGGAAGGTGCTGCTAAAGCTACTGGAAGAGCTACTATAGCTGCTGGTGGTGAAGGTGGTACTGAGTTATTACAACAAGAGCTTCAAATGCTAGGTCAATCAGGTCAATTTAATCGTAATTATAAATATAATTTAGATTATAAAGACCAGTTAGAAGATGCCTTTGTTGGTGGTGCTGTTATGGGTGCTGGTTTTCATGGAGCAAGAGGCGTAACTGATATGGCTGGATGGCATTCAGCTGTAGACGCTCAAAGACTTTATGATAAAGCTGTTGGAGATTCACAAGCATTTCAAGCTGATAATCAAGAACGGTTAGCAACTCAAAATGGTGGTCATGTTGATATTACTCAATTAGCTCGACAAACTGCTGTTCAACCCTCAAATCATCCTGATACCTCTTTAACTAATTTACCTACAAACAAAGGTTGGTTTGAAGGTATTAAGCAAACAATTTCTGATCCATTATCTTTGTGGAGACAACTAAGCCATACTGCTATCCCAAGTATTACAGATTCTAATGGTAACTTTAAATATAATTCAGCCTACCTTAAAGCTATAATGGGAGGTTTTGGTATATTACCAGGAGACTCTGCTTCTGTATTTCAACAAAAGCTTATGGGTAAATGGTCTGATGGTGGAGCATACGATTTAGCTTCTAAGTTAACTGGTATAATGGGTTTTGGTGTTAACAAACAGTCTGTTAATGAAATGGTAAAAGAGGCTTATAACAATTATTGGTCTCAGGGTTTACAACTTCCACTTAATACAGAACAAAATGTTATTCTTCAAAATTGGAAAGAAAAATTAGATAATACTAGAAAATCAATGGCACAATCTGCTATTGATGCTGGGTTACCATTTAATCATTTACTAGATGAAAATGCTTTATTTCAATCATCTCGTATTGATGTTCCTAAGCTTAATAATAATAAACCACTTATTGTAAATGAAATGGTTAATAGTGGAGCAACAAGATCAGAAGCTACTACTGCTGTTAATAACCTTAATAGCTCTAATAGAACAAAAGCAAGTGCTGCAGTAGACTATTTATCCCAATATGGTTTCTTTACTAATCCTAATTTGCAACATATATTTCATAGTAATATCCTTGATAGTATTGAGCATATGAAAGAAAGAACAGCTCATCAAGTGATGCATGCAACTTATCTTGGAAAAGATGGTAATATCCTTGGTAAGCTTTTATTAGCTGCCAAAGATGCAGGTGAATTTAATGACTCTAATGGAGTGTTTGATGAAAAAGCTTTTAAAGCTGCAACAACAGAAGTAAGAGCATGGTATGATATTACTAATAACGACTACAATAATATTGAAAGTCCTTTTATATCTTCTTTACAAAATTATTTAGTTACAGCAGCATTGTTATCTTCATTATCTAAAGCAGCTATTTCTTCTCAAGCTGAAGCAACCTTAGCAAGCTTAGGTACTCCTGCTAAATTATTAGGAAAACAATTTTCTACCTATGCACAAGAATATGCTACTGAATATGCTACTGATATGGCTAAGGGTGCATCATTTGCTGCCTCATTATTTGGTATTAAGCATTTAAGACAAATACCTGATGTAAGTTTACAGGAAAGATTAGATGAGTTAAATTCTAAATTAAATGCACCTAATGCTTCTCAAGCATCTCTTGATGCAATTCAAAAAGAAATAGATAATCTACATGAAAGATATTACAATAGAAAAACTTTTAGTAGATTAGGTTTTCATGAAGCTGGCTTTGATGCATCTAACAAATATGACTTTGGTGGTACTGATACTAACAAACTACGTAAGATTATGGGTGTGTTTGTTTCTGCTATTTCTTTAAGAGCGCAGACAGATGCTAACCGTATGGCTGTTCTTAGTGTTGCTGGTGATATTATGATGACCCAACTTAACACACTTAGTGGAGTTGACCCTGCTATTCGTGATGTTGCATTTGCTACTGGGCAAGGTTTAACTGTAGAACAACAACAAGCTTTAATTCAATTACAGCAGTATGGTTTAAATGTACCTCATATGCTTAATGCAATAGATGTTATGGGAAGTCAGTTTAATATGTCTCCTTTTGAAGGTGGATTTTTAAATACAGAACAAAATGCTCCTATATATGAAGCTATACAAGATAATATTTATACTGCATTAATTAATTTTGTTGATTCTCGTATTGTTAATCCACAACCATTTAACACACCAAAGATTTATAATGATCCAAGGTTTAAAATGGTTACCACTATGCAAAAGTTTATGGGTACAGCTACAGCAGTTCTACTACCCAGACTATATAAGCAACACATCCTTAATGGTAGTGTTGGTATGAGGTATGATGCTTTTGCTACTATGGGTATGACATTAATTATGAGTGCTTTTGTTAATATGTTTAAAGATCAATTATCTTATGGTGAAGATAGCCCTTATGTAAAAAGTAGAGCAAAGAAAGCTCAACGTATTTTAAATTCATCAGGTTTAATTGGTCAGGCAGAAAAGATAACTGAAGCTATATCACCTACTATTGAATTTAGTAGTGCTAAATTTACGGAGAAGCCTTTAGAATGGGCTGTAGATAAAGCTAAGGGTGCTTCACCTGTTGTATCATGGGTAGCTAAGCCTATTGAAGGTGCATACAATATAGCTGAAGGAAAAGAAATGAAGGGCGCTAAAAAGATAATGAGAGCTATGCCTGTTATTGGTAGTTTCCCTGTAGTAAGTAACTATACGGCAGAAGAACTTGTAAATGCTTTTAAAGGAAAATAAATGGCAATTAATGTAAATGTAAATACGCAAGGCAAAGCACCTTTAAGTGCAGAGCAATTGCAAGCATTCTCTAACCAAGCCTTTGGTACTGGTGCTGCACCTCAGGTAGAAATACCTGGGACAGAAGCAGTTAAACAAGCTATGGATGTATATAATCCACAGCCTATTCCTGTAGTACCCCTACCCGCTGGGGGTATTGCTGGTCCAGTTAATATAGATAGGTTATCTGCACAATCAACTCCTGAAGACCTAGCTCAGGCTACTCAATCATCTCTTGCTGGTCGAGAAAGACTTAGCCTAGTAGAAGATGAACAGGGTATGCCTCAGTTTGACCCTCAGACTGGTGAGTATATGACTCAGCCTATTACTATGGCTGAGTATGGTCAACAACAAGAAGTTGACTTATCTACCAGACCTAATATGGCTCCTGCCTTAATGACTGAAGATCCAGTAGAGGCAGGTCAAGCTATTCTTAGGGCAAGAGCAGAAGTATCTTCAGCAGAATCTATGCCAGCTGGTACTTCTCAATTTATGGGTATGGATGATAGTATTATTAAACAATGGGCTGATAGTGCAGCACCTGCATTAAGCATGGTGTCAGATGCTACTGCTGCTGATTTGTTTAGCCCTGAAGCTGTTATTAGAAGTACTGCTGAAGGGTACTATGGTGTTCCTGCTGGTTTAGAAATTTTAAATACTAATAATATTCCTTTAGAATATGCCAGACCAATCTCTACAGTGTTAGGTATTGCGCATGCACGAGCTACTGAGCAAACACGATTATTTAAAAATGGTATTAAGACAGATCCGTTTGAAGATGTTGCTGAAGTAAGAGACAAAAACGGTAATCTTATGGATGCCCAACCAAAAACTAATTTGGTTAACTCTACTATTGCTTCAATGCACAATGCCTTATCTAACTTAGGTATGAATATACCTGCTCAAGCAGTAAGACAATTAGCAGAAGCTAAAGTTGAAGCAGAGATTGCTCAACATCGTCACCTGCCTATGTTAGATAAAGATAATAATATTGTGTATGGTTCTTCTAAAGAAATGAAAGATTTAGCAGCTGAATTAAGCTATATGTCTGCTGCATTAGCTGGTGATGAACGTAGATCTTTACCTTCTAAGGTACCACAAATATCTGGTTCTAATTTTATTAAGCCTGGTTCACAAGGTACAAAGAATTCTTTATTTATAGAAGGTGCTAAACAACCTGTAGCTGAAACAGTTAAAGATATATTTAGTTCTATCGGTGAAATTTTCCTACCAAAAGCCATGTTGTCTACTAGTATTCAATTAGAAGATATTAAAAAAAATATGGTAGATGGTCCAGAAGGCTTCTATTCTTCAAGTCCATTTGCTAAACGTCATAAAGTATCTTTATCAGACTACAATAAGCTTAAACAAAGAGTTAAACCCCCTAGTGACTATAATAATAATGACCCAGTATCTAGAGCTAAATTTGTTGAGTTACAAAATCAACATGCAAAAACTACTATAAATAATGCTATTCAATTTATGGAATATGATTTAGCAAATGCTCAGAAGATTAAAGGTGTAGTGTATACAGGTTACTCTCATTCAATGGCTAACCAACGATTTTTCAGAACTAATGCTGGAACTGATATACTAGCGTCTAAAAATGCTACTCGTGAGATGCTTAACTTTGGTATTCAAGGTTTAACTTACGCTAATCATTTCTTTGATCCTGTAAAAATTAAAAACTTACAAGACAAAGCAATGGGTATATTTAGCAAGTCAGGTAAAGCCCGTAACAAAGCTTTAATGGCATTAACTCCTGATGAAAGAACTGCTCTTGGTCTTATGGAATGTGCTGTAGTTAATTACTATAGTTATAGTGGTGACCCAACTGTACTCAATAAAGATATTGTTAAACAACCTGAGATACAATTAATTAGAATGTATACACCTGAGATTGGTAAACATTTAGGTATGTTAGGTAAAGAATATAATGATTGGTTATCAGGTAATGTAGCTGAAGGATCAAACATTGTTAACCTACTTGCTAATATGCCTAGAGGTGAAGCCCAGTCACATCAAAATCTTTATGATGACTTTGCTCAATTAGGTATGGCAGCAATAGATCCAGCAATGGCTAATCGTTTTATTAAGCTTAGTGCTTTAAACTATGATGATGGAAACCAAAATGGTATCTTTATTCAATCTTTGTATGCAGGTAAACCAACAGTTGCAATTAGATTAGGTTCTTATAACCCTAACTTATCTGATATGCGTGGCTATGCTTTAAGTATTATTGGTGATAATTTATCTAATATAATTGTTGATAACAAAGATAGACTTGATGGTTGGAAAAATTTCTTTAGCAATGCAGTCAATGAAAAATTAGCAACTGATTTATTTAAGGCACCTTTAATGCAGAATTCTTATGGTAAAGATTCTGGAATGTTCTTTGATCATGTATTATCTTTCTTAGAAAATTCTCAAGAATATAATTCTGTATTTGCTGAATATGTTTTACCCAATTACAATAGTTCAACGGAAGCAGCTCAAGATTTAGCTAACGCATTAGATGCAACTCTAAGAAAAGTAATTGACCCTAGCTTTACTAGAATGCTTAAAAAGGTTGGTCGTATGTTTGCTGTTATTAACTCAATACCTATTTTAAAAGGTATTACGGGTGATGACACTGTATATTCTTCTGTTGACTTAGGTTTTATTCCTGATCAATTCAGAGATATAGAAGGAACGGGTATGACTCCTGAAGGACAACCATATACTACTGTAGATAGAGGTATTGAAACAAATACTTATTTAGCTCCTGAAGGTATTGTTGAAGTACAAGCTGCAAGAAGAATGTACAATGCTGCTGCTGGTAAACCTAATCAATCATTCTATAACAAAGCCAAAAATAAATTTGATTTGTTTGAAAATGCTCTTGGCTCTGCATTGTCTAGGTTATTAGGTGTTATGCCTATTCAATCTACTGATGCTGACTTGCTTAAGCTAATGATGTTAGATTTAAATGCGGATAGAAAAATTCCTTTACCAGTAGCTACTGTTCATGATTCATTAATCACAACAATGGATACAATGCATCTTTATCGTAATACTTATAATAACGTAGCAATTCCTCAGGCAATACCTGAAATTAAAAAGTTTGCTAAACAATTAGAGAATGCTTACATTAAAGCTAAAGACGAAGTGTTTAGAAGAACAGCTGGTGCATCAGACGTAGGTATAGGTACTAAAGGAGATTTCCCTGCATTAGGGGCTTTCTTTGAAGACTTAAATAAGAAGACTAATAATAGTCCAGAGTATGAAGCGTATATTAAAAATAGATCAAAAGATTCAATCAAAAGTTGGGAAGATCTTAAAGCAAAGAACAATCAATTATTAGATAAAGCTAAGAAAGCAGGTTGGATTGATGGTATACCTAATCTAACAGTATCTGGTTCACAATTTAGAGACTTATTTAATATGATTGAATCTTACCAACAATTAGGTGGTGCAGAAAATATGTTTAAGATTTTTGCAAATGAATTTGAAGGAAAAGTAGATCAAGGTTTTAAAGCATTACGTACAAACGGTAATGTAATAAAACATGGTATTGCTCAGATGACTCACGCATAGCAAAATAAAAAGCCCCTCAAGGATAATTCCTTGAAGGGCTATTTTTTTTAAATCAGTCTTTTAATTTCTTGACGAACACTATCTGCATTTGTATCAGCCAAAGATAAAGCTTCATCTGGAGAATAACCTTTTGTAAGGTATCCTTCATAATTATCTTTGTGCATCTTTCGGATAGCAGCTTCATTAATATCTGGCGTACCAGCTAGTTTAGGGTCTAACCCTAGATTTGTACATACATCCATGTCAGATGTTTCTCTATCACCTCTTAAAGCAAAGATGTTATAGTTTTGATATTGTTTCATTTAAAACTCTTTCCAATAGTTGCTTTTACTTTCCAATGTAATTTACCTAAGTCTCTAAGATAGTCACCAATATAAGTATTCAAACCACCATAACATGTTTTATCAGCTACTTCAAATAATGATTGAGCATTTT